TTATGCACCAAGTAAATATCCTACACCAAAAGAACCTATTATGATTAACCACTTAAGGACCTTATCCCAAAACGTTGGAGTTAAATTTTCAACCTCATCCATTAACAAGTTAATCGAATTCTCCTTTAAGGATATTACCGCGTCTCTATCCGTGCAAATCCTTTTTAATATCCCTATCTGTTCTTCTAAGCCCGGTACTTTTATATTGTTAAGAAAATTCAGATCAATAAACTTGCCGGTTATAAACTTTACTTCATCTTTTCCTACGTTTATATTGTTGCTGTCAATTGCTATCATCCCGCTTTTGCCGGGTCGGTACGCCTCATAATTGGCAATCACACTATCAACGTTCGTAGTGTTCTCAACCTCAACCTTTGCATCTTCCTTCTTTTTTTCTTCAACGTAAATATAGTTATCTATTGTAACAATGCTATCTTTTCTTGCTTTTGTCAAAGAATCAACTTTTGCAACTAACTTTTTATTTTCTTCCAACTGAGTTTCAATTTTTGCGTTTTTTTGATCGATCAGAAAATTTTTCTTGAAATTCAAATATCCGAGAATTCCAAGTCCTATCACTACTAAAACAAAACCTATCCATATTGCATTTTTCATAAAACTCCTTGTGAAATTTTTCTATTAAACTACACCTACAGCCGTCCATCCGCTTTCAGCTCCTACTGTTACCGAACCGTTTGTAATAGTAATTGCTCTTGTTTTTTGTTCAAGGGTTGCCCCGTTCCATCTTAGACCCACAACTATATTATACGATGCACTTGCCGTCCCAACCGGAGCCTTCCCGTCCAACTGTGTCTGTATGCTGCTCGTTGCATCTAAATAACTAAGAGCAACATTACTAATGGTTGAAGTAGTAACATACCCGCTTGCATCGGAAATTAAAACTTTATTAGCCGTTACTGCCGGTAAATCTGCAAGAGCTAATAATCTTGGCGTAAAACTTGTTCCGTCTCCTATCAAAACATATTTAGCTGTTGGGACAACATTGTTTACTTTTGTAATTTGTCCAGAAGAATTTAAAGCAAAGCATGTGTCTATTTCTAATCCATATATTGCACTAATTATATTTTGAGTACGAATCACTTTCCCACTTCCAGCCGTAATGTCAACATCTCCTCCTGTACTAAAAAACAAATTATCAACACCAATAACATATAGATCTCCGCCACTTGCATAGATATAACCAGCAGGAACACCAATTCCCCCAATGCCACCTGCGCCATAAATTTCTATTTCATTTAATCTATCATCTCCGTTTATTATAATTCTTTTCCCAGTCGGGGCAGTTTGAAATTTACTGCCAGTTATCACTCCTCCGTCTATTGTTGAGCCAAATATTACTGTTCCCTTTATTATCCCGTTCAGAACTTTCAACCCCGATGGAGACAACAATCCAAGAGAATCAGCATTGGTTACGGTATCACCTATCGCTAACGGTATAGCCGTTACAGTAGTAGAACATCCAATTAATTGAGTAGTACTTTTGCTTGTATATGAGAAGGCTTGTAACCCGGTTTCAATTTCTGCATAAGCTGTTCCGCTTGCTGCAAAACCATACGTATCATTTATTGTTATATCAACTGTCCCCGAAGTTGGGATAGTAACCGCAGTTGTTACTTCTGAAGATGGAGAAGTCTCAAGTCTCCCGCTTGTAACAATCGCCGAAAGCAATCTAATTGCAACGGATATAATTCCGGCTGTTAGTTTTCCTACATCAAGGTTAGCTATTACAGCGTTATCCAACGTCTTTGCAGCCCACGCTGTTCCGCCTAAACCCTCCCACTGTCCGATAATTATTTCAGAGGCATTTTTTTGAAACCATATATCCCCCGCAGCATTGGCGGTTGTCCCCGGTACTGTTAGAGAGTATGTTATTTTATTTTTTCCATTTGCCGTTGATTGTGCGGTATCGGCTAAACCTTTAGTTGTAGTGGCAATAAGATTTAGAAGTTTAGTCCTTTCATCATAATAATTTTTCCAAGCCGTATTCCAATCGGCTCTTGTTATGTCTGTGGTTGCCGTCATATCGGCAAATACGGTTAACGTTGTATTAAGGTAAGTATCAAGAGCAGCATAAGCGGCTGAATAATCAACATGGGGGATAGAGAAAGAATCTGCAAGCACTATAAGTGTTCCGGTTACGGGGATGCCTTCTACTACAATAACATCCCACATAGGTTTAACAATTAATTTTTCTACCGGCGTTATCTTGGCGTCTGAAGCAATATCGGCAAGTTTAGAGAGAGCAACGGCAGCATCTGCCCAAGCAAAATCAATTATCTTAACCATTCCAACAAAAGCTGACATTTTTTATTCCTAATTAGCTAAAACAATTTTTTGTATTACGCTTTGTTCTTTAAGTTCTCTCATTCTAAAACCAATCCAATATCCACACCACTTGAAAGCCGGGCTTCTTATCTCTGCCGAATTGATTGGAAACTCCCCGCAGTAATTCCATAAACTTCCGTTCCCGGGATAGAGGTTCGCCGGTAATGTCTCGGTATCGCTAACATACATATATACCACATATGACGTAATTAACTTTGCCTGTCCATATGTTAATGTTTTTACGCTATCATCGTATCCGCTTCTAACTTCTATTCCCGTACCGAAATACGTTTTAGGTTTATCCCTAAACTCCGTCCAACCAAGTTTAACAAATAGACTTTGTACCTCGCCCCCTACGGTTCCGTTTTTTATAACTGCATCATAAACACCGTAATATTCCTTTAAGTCTTCTAACCCATCAAAGGCAATATTATTAATATCTATCTTCGCCGGATTCCCTTCTGCGTCCGGGCTATACAATAAATTCCTACCTATAAATTGAATTCTAAAATCATAATAACAAGGCTTTTCATAAAGTTTAATTTCGTTTTTAAAAGTGTACGTGGTAACTCCATCAATCACCTGGACCTTGAAACTTCTAAATAATCTCAGTTTTTCAACTCTCTGCTCTTCGGTTATTCCTGTAGTATGTTCCATGTAAAAAACCGCCAACATTGCTATTTCACCGCTCTTTATATCAATGCCGCTTAGATCAATTTTTGCAGTTGTCATCTCGTATTGATTTACATCCACAGTCTTGTCCCCCTCGGTCGCGCTTTCACTTATGCCCACCGTTGGGAGTTGGTTAAAAAGTAATGTCGCTTCCTTTGGGTCGCCAATTGGGATTACTTCCCAATCACCTAATGGTGCAAATTTCGGTCTTGTATCGCTGCCATAAAACTTTACCTGGTAATTACCAAAAACAAAACCGGAAAGATTAAACACAAACTCGTAATAGCCATATTTATTTGTCGTGGTTCTTGCCGCTTCTAACCCGGTAATTTCGCAAATTAGAATAACTAAGCAAGCAAGATTTGGGGAACCGTTTGCGTAACTTTTGGTCCCGAAAATCTTAACCGTTGTATCCGCTATATTAAATTGTGTAATCATTTATACCGCCTCAACTGTCTTTCTCGTATCCCGGCTGTATGGTCGAGCGAAAACTGTAATTTGCCCGGAGAAACATCCTTTGTTTAACGCTCCGCTTGTTGCGGGGTCAAAAAAATCTATCGCCCAATTTCGGTCCCCAAATACTCCTAACAGCAATACATCGCAATCCATAGTAAATGGTGTATCGCCAGTGGTAATTATAATCGAATCATAACTCGCTTTATTTGCAATTTGATAAACCCTAAGCGTTAAGTTCTCGCCTCTTTTCACATCGCAATCAGTATCTACACGGACAATTTCATAATCGACTGTAGCCTTATTGCTCTGGAATGCTAATCTTCCCCTTTCACTTACTCCAATTGTAAACGCTCCATCCGCCGGTATATAACTCGCTCCGGTCAAATTTGTTAATTCAATAGATAGACTACTAAGTACGCTTGAAATAATAAAATCATGCACGGCGCCGTCTGTGCATACAACCGATAATATGCAGCCTTCTAATTCCGGTAAACTTGTAACAGACTGTGTGCCCGATGCCGGTGTAACTACAGTTGATAAAGTACCAATGCCAAGCGTATTGTTCCAACTCAATGATCCGCTAAATGTTCTGTGGTTAATATAAACGGAAGCTATAACTTGATCACCCGGCAAATTACCAGCGCTACCGCTAACAACACTCGTGGTTAATGGCGCTGATACTTGCTGACCGGCTATTAAAGGTCTTACGGCAATATTATAATTTGCGCTTATAGAGGTCGGGATATCTAAATACATGTGCCCGGCATATTTGCTGTTATAAATTGTTTTATGCTCTTGTTCAACATCTGTAAAACTTGCGCCGCTGTTCTTTGTTGTATAAACTATTTCAAATTGTTCTGCTTCGGTCCATCCCGAAACATCTACACGAAAACCATTCCTTGTCGCCACAGATCCAATAGCTCCTGCAGTTGGAATATCCGGATGTTTTACTAAAAAAGGTTTCGCATAGGCTTGACTTGCAGAATACTTGGTAAAACTTCCCGAACTCATTTCTACAAAACTATTAAATTCCCCTTTTGCTCCGGCTCGAACCTTAACAAGATATTTGCACCCAAGTTCAAGGTCTAATGCAATACTTTGTGCTGTTGGGCTGGAAGCATATTTCACAAATTTTTCATACATTCCATTATAATCATAAGCACTAGCATATTGCGGAACTGCAATAAAATCATACTCATCCGCGCCGTTATGAATTATTGCCGGATTTTCTGAAGTAACTACAACTCCGGTTCCGTCCCAATCTCCTCCACCAATTTCCTTAACAGTTAAAACAGTATTTCCGCTAGCCGTTGCTAAATTGGATTCGATGAGAAGATTTTTTGATAAAGAAGGAATGTAGATGAAATAATTTGCTAATTCATTCAGCGTAAAAGTTTTTCCGGTAAGAGTAAAAGTGTTCACTGCGCCTGTTCCAACTACATCATCATATCCCCATTTGAAATAAACCCTAAGTTTATTTGTAGAATAAGAATAGGCTTCATCACTTATTTTTGCTTTAATATTATCAACATCTTCAACATATTTTAATTTTATCCCGGTAATGTCAACAATCCTTATATTTTTAATCGGTTGGGGGATATCTTCCTCCAATTTCACATATCTCCCCCCCACCTGGAATGTGCTTGCCGGTGTTCCTAAAATTGTTGGTGCATTCAAAAATAATTTGAAAATGTTTGTTGATCTTGCATCGGTAATACTTGTTACTCCGCCCGCTTCTACTACAACGGTTGCAAGTTGATATTCCGTTGCCGTTGCTGCGCCGGTTGTTAATCTAAAAGCAAGAATGTCGTATTCATAAATAATGCTATCGGCTACACCTGGATCGGGGATTATCCAACCTCCAACTTTGAATTGAGATGTAGTAATATCTGTCCCTACGTACGCCGTTTCTAATGTTAATTCTGTGTTTGATTGCACTGATAGAATATTGTAAGCTACTCCGCTAACAATAATTTTTCTGTTCACTCCAAAAATTTCTGTAAACTTTGTCGATACCCCGTAAACGGTTGCACTCGCATTCGTTAAAGAAACAGTCCCTTCTTCGTAATTCGTAGTCGTATGGCTTGCTAAAAGTTTGTACGTTCCAGCACTATAAGCTGTTAAATCTATTTGTAATGGAGTTGTTAATGCTATTTTATGCGGATTCCCGTCAACCCCCTTTGCAATCCCTTTACCAACATTAACTTGTATTATCCATGTGCTTAGTTGTGTGACCAACCATTCCGTTCCATACGTGCTCGTATCGGTTTTGCTAACTAACAATCCATAAGTTTCTACAAGAGTATCTAATCCATAGTAATGGTTACGATTTATCAGTTCTTGGAATCGTAAATATTCAATATCGTTTAATTTTAAACCGGTTTTTATATTTGTTTTCATTAGTCCACCATTATTAATTCTGTGTCGATTGGTATTAGTTCTTCAATCTCATTTCTGTAAAAATTAAATATATCTTTATCATCCTGCCCCATCATTCCTTGGTCTTCATCCAAAATAGGGCTTGCGGTTTCATCCAATATTTTGGGGATGTATTCAGCAACAATTACTTTATTACTTCCTACAATTGAATTCGCTTCTGAAACAATAGTGCTGCCAACTATTATCCCGCTTTCATCAAATTTGTAAAACTGTATATCAAGATCAACCGCATTATTAATATTTAAGAGTTTACTCACATCATCTATAATTCCGTCTTCCGTTCCTCGTTTTAGATTAATCGGAAATCTATTTGCTAAATCAGTTCTAAGACTTGCTTCGCTTCGCTTTGTGTTAATAATTCCGTTCTCTTCACAATTCTTTATCAACCCTTTCCCGGTCCAATCCGCGTTCGGTAAACCTTCAATTTCTGTTAAAGCATAACTAATTGATGTTGCAATAGAAATATACAATCCGGTTAATATTTCGTTTATCCGCACAAACGTTGGAGTAAACTTTAAGATTTTGTCTTTTAGTTGATCTATTGTCATTGTGGCAATATCAGTTTTTGGTTTAAGTCTTTAATTACAATCGTTGTAGTGGTCGTATCGGTAATTTTTAAATATGTAAATCTCGGCACTTCGATTTCCGAACAAAGAATATCCGCCTGGTAATTGTTTACAAGCAATGATCTTAAATTCAATTTCTTAATCCCGGTTGTATCTAAAATTATATTGAGGATATCGTTATAAAGAATTGTAGCCGCAAAGTCTATTTTCGTTTCAATGTAATTTGCTATTCCGGCTGCGGCTGAACTAAATACCGTGTCTTGGCTTGTTGTCCCATCGCCTTCATAATCAAATACAACGCTAATTGATTTTATAGATACGTTCAAACATCTTACATTGTTACAAGCTCTTTGGCTATCATAAACACTCGCTGCAATTGCAAGTAATTCTGTACTTGTATATTGTGCAAATGAATTTTTAAGTAAATACAATTTTACTCCCATATTCGCCGGATCTGATTTTACCTTCACTTTGTTAATGCTACTCTCAGCCGTTTTTGCCAAAGCCGAATAAAAATCTCTCGTCCCTTGATTAAGCGTTTTTATATAATTTCTTATTCTTTCTCTAAATACTTCATCACTTTCAGCATCTTCTCCACCAACTGAAGGTACTAAATTTGTTACCGTTACCCCGCTTATTGGAGTTACAAATTGGATTAATTCTTTAACACCAACGCGGGTTTTCTTTCCTGTGTTTACGCTTTCGGCTAAGACAGCATTGCCTATACTGTTTGAAATAACATCCCCGGCTAAAATGTTATTTTCACCTAAAATAATTTGTGAAAGAGTTGTGCATTGCTCGCCGCTAACTACACTTTTTACCGCGGTGCCAGAAACTATAACTGTGCCTGTTGGTCCATTAAAGAGTAGGATATTACTGCTTTTTGTTGCAATTCCGCGCGTTAATCCTCTTTTTGTGCCAAAAGTATCGAGATCACTTGATTTCGAAGTATCGAGAAATATTTTTCGCTTCTGCTGCAACAGATCGTTCCATAACTCAAACAAAACATTTTTTACAGCGGATAAAATTCCTCTCACAACGGATTCTTGCCCTAAATAAGTTACCTTACTTTGTTCTGTAATAAAATCACCGCTTAAATCTTTTAATATCTCGTTGGGGGTTTTCATTATTCAACTAATCCTTTTTCAAGTTTCATCGGGCGAACTTCTGCTTTGCAGCTATCAACATATTGTTGATAAACTACTCGTACCGGATCAGTTTTTATTAGTTTCAATAATCCAATTTCTTTTGGTATGGAATATTTCTCCGCAACCTTTTTATCTATGATCTCGTTATAATCTTTCATTAACCGGCAGTTGTCAAGTGTTGGCTTTGCCTCTGCAAAGGTTATTTCAACCGCTTCTATTTCTGCTGGTTGTTTTGCTAATAATCCTTCTACATCTGCACTTTCTACACCAAGAAATTCAACCCCATCTATCTCATCGTAATGGACTATCTTATCTTCTTGGTTTGTGCTGTTAAAGCTTAGCGTTGTGTGTTCTGTTACTACTTTTTTAGCCTTGAAATATCGCATGATATACCTCTTTCTTATTATTCTTAATTAACCATATTTTTACAAACCAAATAAACGGATTTGCAATTTTTGTTATTTGCTCTACTACATATTTTAATGAGTTTGTTCGTTTCGAATGTGCCAAATAAGAAGCAATTCTATTTATATCCGGGTTCTTTTTTAGCACTCGTTTAACTTTATACAATGATCGTTTTCGTATCAATCTATTGTTAAACCATGTTCTATAACCAACAAAATCAACTCCATCGGCAATCAAACCAATTTGAGTTTTTTCATTTGTTACTAATTTTAGTTTTACAAGTAATTGTTTTAAGCTCGCGAGAACTCGATGCAAAAATGCTTTACTTTTCGAAAGGATTATGAAGTCATCCATATAGCGAACATAATGCACACATTTTAATGCTCTTTTTAACAAATGATCTATCGGATTAAGCGCAAGATTGGCAAATAGCTGTGATGTTACATTTCCCAAAGGCAACCCTTTGCCCGTCCCATCTTTATAAAACTTTTTTAGCAGCTCAAGTGTGGGTTTGCACTTTATTATTCTGCTTAATTGATATTCTAAAACTTTGTGGTTAATGGTGTAGAAAAATTTCTTGATATCAACTTTTAAGTAATATCCTTCATTTTTATAATTAACCAAATATCTTTTTAATAGATCACTTGCCCCATGTGTTCCGCGTCCCTTAATACATGCATAGGTATGATCAATAAATTTATTTTCAACCGTTTCTCTAATTGAATTTAAAACCGCATGCTGTACAATTCTATCCTCAAATTGCGGAGCTTGTATCAAACGCCGCTTCGGATCGGTAATATAGAAATCCCGTGTCGGCTTAACTTTATAAGTGCCGTCTTCAAGTGATATTAATATTCTGTTTAAGTTGCTCACTAAATTGCTTTCAAATTCAATTATTGAATGATAATAGCTTTTGCTTTTCTTCACTTCAAAAAATGCTTTGTGCAACGCTTCATAATTGCACCAACTCGTTTTCAAATTTCCTATTCGCTTCATTTTATTTCTTATAAGTTCCTAAATAATCAGAATTTCGCACTTACTACTTTAATTATTATTCAGTTGCATTTTTGCCAACTGTGGACAAGGAAAACGCTCCCTTTGATAGATTGCATCTGCTACGCCTTAACGTAATAGCTTTCAATATAATTATCAGAGTCACGCGCGCCCCGAAACATTTCTATTTGAATTAGTTCGATTGTTATTCAAATTGACATTCCAAACTCCGGCATTCGTTGAATTATTCCAATTGCCGCCGAGAATAGGGCACATTATTAAGCATTTCCCTTCTGTTCATCGTTTCCAAATTCTTTCTTTATCCATGCTCCTATCATCTTGCCAACTTCGTCTATGTGTGTTTGAGAAACTCTATGCTTTTGCAGATCAATGTATTTTAGTTCTGCCGCAAGATTTACAAATTGCCTAAGCAATTCGTGTTTTATGTTCAACTCAGAAAACGTAGTTTTCTTGTAAAACTTTTTGTTGATCGTTATGGCGGATTCAAATATTTCATATCCGGTCTCCCTTATTTTATTTGCCAATAAATATTTTTCATGTTTCGGAAATTGCTTCAGCATGATGTTGTTGTAAACAATCATGTCTCTAATCTTTTTTACTATTAAATGATATTCTGCCATTTCCGTTTCTTTCTTCTTAATTATCGCTCACTATCGTTCGCTGTGCATTAAACATAAAGGCACGCGCGCCCCGAAACACTCCTATATGAACTAGTACGAATGAGATTCAAATAGACAGACCAAACTCCGGCACCCGCTGAATCATTCCAATAGCCGCCGAGAATAGGGCACATTTCATTGATTAAATATTGGTAAAAATAATCCAAGCCAAATAAATTTGTTCCACCCGCGCTCATACCGCTTACATCCGGTAGTGCTAGACCACCTAACTTGTAACTATTGTTTGTGCGAGAGATATTAAATGGTAAAACTTGGTTTGTGCTATTCCCAAATAATTGCCCAAAACCTCCGCCGTTGGCGAAGTTAGGGATTACTTCTTCCATTAACGCAGCAACACCGGTTGCCCCAAAATGGTCTGTCGCGCCGGTGTTTGAACCAGTCACATCTTTAATAGATACACTTTCTTTAATTGCATAAAATTTGCCTTTAGTTAAAGTACCGGCAGTGTCGGTAATAGATGCTTCGGTGCTTTGTATGCGTATTGTTGTTGTAGACGGCACATCATACACCTTCCACATCTTGTCGGTTAAAGAAGCTTGTAGGGACGTTAACATCACCCAATTATTTGCGACCAATCCATGCACCGCCGTTGTCTGTATTGTTACATAAGTACCATCACCGGTTACATTATCAATCGTTAAAGCAGAAACAATTGCTGTTAATCCTTGGCAAATCTGCCATTGGTCACCTTGCAAATCTGCAACTCCGCAATTTTGCCCGTTGTGGGTAGTTTTTGCAAATAATGTTCCGCTTCCGTTTTTACGTGCTTCGTTTCGCGCCGCCCAATATCCGTCATCACAAGCGGCAAATGTGCAAGTTGCATCGTCAATGTCTGCACCGTAATTGTTATTCCCTTTCGGGTAATTCTTATTAGTTAAATACCAAGCGCAATTAGTGGTTGATGTAGCTGCTTGTCCATGTGCAATATTCAAATATTTTATTGCTGACCAAATAAACATGGAGCTATTAGCAAAATCATTTCCGCGACTTTTTGCCGCCGCCCAAGCACCGCCATAATTTTCAGCCGGTGTTTGGGAATTAGAAATACAATCAGCAAAAGAACCAGCATACAAATTGCTTGCATCTCTATTTGCATCAGCTGAACTTGTTATGGGATTACCATTCTTGATAGACGAGGCTATGCCCGCGCTACCGTTAACAAAAGCCGTTAAGCTCCATTTGTACTTATCAATAAAGAAGCCATCTTTAATTACTCCGCCGTCAATGAAAGCGCGGTGTAGAGCATATCCGGCTGCATTAGCGGCTGTTTCGTTCTCGTAATCATAAACGCTGGCAATAAGCACTTTGTTAATATTCGTTGAACCGTCATGCAAGACTTTGTAATAAAATTTCGGCACCCAAACCATTATACTGCCGTCACTGTATTGGTAGTTTCCGTATTGGTCGTGACCAATAACGTCATAACCAACAAGAGGAAGCATCCCTGCGGGCAAAGTATTCGGACAAATACCAACACCAAAACCGGTGGTTCCGGCAATGCCAATGTAATTCAATGTTTTCCCTAAAAAATTTGCTCGTTTTATTTTTTTTGTAACGCCTGCGCTTACCGTTATCAATAGGTCGTCATCGGTAGGGGTTACTAATTCTGTATATTCACTTATCTTAGGCATTTCTAATCTCCTTGTATATGATTTCCGTTCTCATCCCGGATGAATTTTTTAGTTTCATCGAGGAGATATTTTTTTAAATATTGTTTTAGTCTGTTTATTAGCAATAAGATTTTCATTGTTAATACACTGTTATTCTTGTGTGTTAAATGTTACGGCTTTTATCGTCTTTCCGTCTAAAGATGCACTTGCAACAAATTGTAAATAAGTTGCTCCGGCAAAATTTTGCAGATCAAGAAAAATATACCTATTGCTTCCTATTTGTATTACCACCGCATCGCCGTCCTGATCGTAAACTTGTTTAAGATCGGTTGTTGAGTTCCCGGCTTTTACGGTTAAACTCTTTCCGTCATAATCAGTATCAACCGGTATAACTAATGCCGTTAGAATATGTTTTGCTAAATATATTGCCGGACTGTCTGTACCGACAAAAGTTAAATCTGTGTATTCTTTCGTATTCATTATTTTATTTCCAATATTTGGTTATTAATTGTTCTCACTGCCGCAGTTATTATTAAAGCATTTCCGGCTTTTTCAATCTCTAAGCTTTCAACATCACTTATGCGTAAATCATTTTCAAGTTGATCAACTATTTTTAGCATTAACATTCCGTTCATTAAATCCGCCGGTATCTCACTTCCCGCAAGCTCTATCCCAAAATTTGGTTCCAACGGATAATCGCCCGCCTTCGTATAAATTCTGTTCTGCACTCCCTGGCTAACGGTTTCTTCATTCGTTAATATTTTCAGATCTCCAACACCGTTTTCGACAAGTTCATTTGGTAAATCCGTTCCTAAAATTTCCGTTCCTATTTGGCTTCCATAAACTGCAATCTGCTCATAAATCTTGTTCAGACCTTTGCTGCTCTCAACTTCAACTACTAACTGCATACCGGCGATTATTTCACTGCTTAAAACATTGTTCTTCTGTAGTATTTGCTCTTCGGTAATGTTGTATTTCTTTGCAATGCTCATCAAAGAATCATAACCTGTAACATTGTGTATAATTTCAATCGATCTATTAGTTTTCCCCTCAAACATCATCGAAAATTCTTCTTCACTCACTTTCAAAAATTTATGAGCTGACAATAATCTTTTAACCCTTTGTTGGAGAATGTTTAAATTTAATAACACCTCAGCGTAATTAATTGTGTCGAATTCATCTGTTACATTTGCCTCAACATTGCCAATAAGATAACTTACTACCATCAAGGAGGTTTCAAGATCACTTTTGTATTGGTTGTAAGTCATTAGAATATTCCCCCTTCCGGTCTTGTAGTAACAAATTTCCCTACATCTTTAATTGCGTTTGTTATGGTATCAGCAACAAAGCTTAATCCTTGCTGAGGTAAAGTTGAAAGCTGCTTCATGGTTCCCATACCCTGGTAAACATTCTGCACCGTCTCATTACTATTCACGTAATCAAGTGCATCGGCAATAAGTCCGTCTTCCCCGAAAACTTCATTCAGCGCCGTAAGCAAAGGGTCTTTCGAATTTGTTTTTACAAGTTTACCGATAATATCAAATTCAAAAGAATATTTTATTAAGTCCGAATTTTCTCTAGCGTTTCCGCGAGTATTCCACGTAGAAACATTTATATTCCCAAACTTGCCGAATTCAAATCCATAAAAATTTACTACATAAATAAACCGTTCGCCGTCTCCGGCGTTAGGTAAACTTGCTGTTTTACTTCTTCTGATAATTTCTTTCTCGAACTGTTTTAACCTGTTGTATCCGCTCATCATACCCCGGTCTTTTACCCCAAACGTACCATTAAAACTCAATCGTTCCGGTGCAAAATCATATTTATTTATAAATACTTCGCTATCGGTTTGCGTCATTGCGTCTCTTGCCCTTAACCTAAAATCATACTGTTCCGGGAAAGTTTGCAAATAAATAGTATCTACACTCTCAGCTACATAGTTTTCATCCACGTAATCATCTATCTTGATCCTCAAAAGTTCAAAAACGATATAGGGCATTTGTGGTATGTTGAAATAGAGTTTCATTGGCAATAATACTTAGGGTAAATACTTTGTTTAATACGTTCGTTATTTAAGTATTCTCTCTCTCTCCGAAGGGTTGAAATTTGAATTTTCACGTAATCGCCCCGCCGGTTGCAGCTCCCGCCGTTATTGGTCCTCCGGTTACCGGAGTTGCTATCCCGGTCACTGTCCCCGGGGCAAATGCCACCGTGCCGCTTCTTACAAACGTTTCCATTGCGGTAGCCATTGCCGTTGCCAAAGCTTTTGCCATGGCTTTTGCTTTTTCAGTACCTTCGGCTGAAGGGATGTTCGCAGTTAATGCTGCCTCTAATGCTGTTTGTAGTGCCATTGTCGCTAATGCCATTTCAACTATTCTCCTTTAACAATTTTTCCGCGTCTTGTTTTACTTTTAAAAAGTCAGCCATATTAACCGGTGGACCTACGGTAGCGCCGGTGTTTGTTGGTTGTGTCATTGCTAGTATTGCTTGCACTAAATCAGTTAATATTTTTTTAAGAGTTAATGTGCCCGTTGAATCTCTCCCTTTTACATCAATACATTCCCCTTTAACGATCATTCCTTTTTTGTTCAGTTCCACCAAATTCTTATTCTGATCGGTAATAGTCACTCCATCCTTGCTCATGGTAATTACGTTTTGGTGCTTATCCTCAAATATGGTTTTTTCTGCGTCCTTGGTGTTATCCATAAATATTTTACTTATCAATTCCCCTTTGTCGTCAACCTGTTTAAGCAAACATTTTCCGTTCAACTCAAACTTAAAATTTCCGTTCCCTTCGCCGTCACCGGTTATTTTTACCGCTACATTCCCGTTTTTGTCCTTTCCCTTCAGATAAAAATAATAATTACCGGCACCGTCATCATTTATCACCAAATAGCGTTTCTTGTTATTTCTTACCCCAATTCGCTTTCTTATCGCGTCAATATCATCCGTTCCCATCCTCAACTGTTTATCTACATGCGAAAGTTTTATGTTATAAATGGAAGATATTATTACAATATCATCGGGGTTCCCGTTTATATAACTGTAAAGCAACATATCACCCGATTCTTCAATAGCGCCGTTCCCATCTATGATCTCCGGCTTCGGTAAAATCAAATCGCCGTCTTCGCTGTTAAATTCTTTGGAAGAAAAACTAATCTTCAGTAAATCATGCAGCACTCCGTTTTGATCACGGAAAAAAGTATTCATCTGCTTCCGGTCAAAAATTAATTTACCGAGAAAAAATACTTTCTCTTTTGCTACAATATTTTCATTTTTCTTTTTCATGCTATGTTAAATAATCCGTTAATGTCTTTCTCATAATTATCTCTATTCTCTGAAGTATCTATCGGCGTTGTGGCTGTTGTTTTCCCTTCCAAATTGTTTTTCTTGTAAATAGTATCTGCGGCCGCTTCTAAAGCCTTAATATGTTTTTCAATTACTCCCTTTGCTTGCCCGCGCGTCAGTTGCATTGTTGAATGCCATTCAGCGCCGTAAGTCCAACTTTGAGCAACGTTCTTTATATAGTATTCAACTCCGGTAAATTTTTGGGTTTTATTTTCCATATCATCATAAGGATACCAATACTCTTTGTCCTGGTAGAAAAGTTTTCTTCCTATTCTGTATCCACTATTCCCCAATGCCGTAAGTGTCCCCTTATCGAAAAGTTCATTACAAACATTCCATTCAAAAACCTTATCTCGCTTGTTTAACAACCATTCAAACTCTTTTCCCTTTTCTTCTTCCGTTGGTGTTTCGCCGTTTTCTAATTTTTTCTTTATCTCATCGGTCAGTTCGCGTATGTTCAAATTTGTTGAGTTTACTGCAATTTCCCTCAATCCATATTCTTTTATGCTCGCTAAGTTTATGATCGGAAACATTACTCCAAGTTTCCCTAATGCTAATTCCTGGTTTGCTATTAAGCTGCTTGTATATGTGGTTGAAAAGAAATTCTTCAGCTCAAAATCATCCGTACCTAATTCCTCACGGATTCTGTATTCCGATTTAAAAACAACCGTGTCAAGATCATTCCAAATTTTCCAGCCGTTTTTCTTGCTATCACTGTAAGAGTAAGGTTTTGTTCTTATCGTCATCTGGTTGTACGCCTCTCCGTTTTTCCCCTTTACCGTATCGAAAAACAATTCATAAAAATAATTATCTAAAAATTTTCGTAGGTACTCGTACACCGTTCCAAAAAATACCGAACTTGAAGGATCGAACATTATTTCGTTATTCAACATTTCGAAATTAAAAATAGGTACTCCGTCCGCGTCTGTAACATTACCGTCAAGTATTTCTTTTACCGTTTTCTGCAATGGACTGTTTATGATATTCGTACCTGGCATGTTTTCCAACACCCATTTTATACCGTTTATCGGCGGTTTGTTAAAGGGGTAATCCTCTGCATCAATATTCGCTCCCCTTAAGTATGTCCAAAACTTTAATCTTTCCTTTCCAAGTCTCGGTTCTAAATATTCTTTGTCCGCGCTTAACACGGGTGAGTTTGGAATAGAATCTTTTATCAACAACTTTGGAAGAAGAAGGCTGCAATTAATATTTACTGTTCTGCCAACACTGCTTCCGTCCGAAACTTTGCCTTCATAAATCCGGTCCACCATCCCGAGAAAATCCGGTTTATCGGTTCGTCCATCAATTTTAATAGTGATGATACTCCCTACTGCAACTTTTACTTTCATCAAATTATAAAATTGATTATGACCAATGTTCAATCCAGCCGGAGCTATTGCTGAGGTGAATGTTAACCTTGCCGTCGCAAGAATTCCGTCAACATCATTAAAAGTATTAATTGAGTATGCATACCTACTCGCGTCAAATTGTAAGTCCGCAAGATTTTTTGCATGGTTCCGGTAAACAATTACCTCCGGAATAACTTTCCGCTGCTTCGGTTGTTTTATCTCAATTATTCTCCCCATGTTTAAGCTCTATCTTCAATAAAATCAGTTTGCTGTCCGTAAACATCTTTGTCCGCGCTCTTAACTTCAACCCTTACACCGCCTTGCCGAAGGGACGCAATCTCTATTTTATCCCCCAAAGTATCGAACCGGTTAATAAGAACATCAATAGTTCTATTTAGCGTTTCTAATCCTTCTAATCTTGCGGTTAATTCTTTTGTCTCCGGTGTTTGTCTTTGCGGTTCACCATAAAGGGAAGATTGAGGTTCCAGCTTCATCGATTGCTTTATCTCATTTAGCATCTCCATTAAATTCTTTGCCTTCTCCTTGCCGGGAAGTTCCGATGGCTGATCTATGTATTTTAACACATCTATTATTGCTTCATTCGGTTCCCCCTCTTTTTGTTTTTTTAATTCCTTTATTGCATCTCTATCTTCTTTAAACCCATGTCCTTTATCTGCTTTGTTTTTTTCATCAGAAAACCTTGAATCTTTCATTTCATCCGGTAATGATCCGGCTTGTTGAACTCTTCGCTCTATTTCTTTGTATCCTTGTTCTTCAAGTATTTCACGTCTTTTCTCAATACTAAGTTTGTTCGGGTCTTTTATCCCCGCCCGTTCATAAGCCTCTTCTTTTTGCTCGTTAAGAAAATCTTTGATCTTAACCGGATTCTTTTCAATCCCGCTCGTTATCATCCATGCATACTGTGCATCAATCCCTTTCCGCACCGTTTCAATCATATCTTTTTGGACATCGGCGTTCTTACCCATATCTACCCAAAACCCCGCCTGCGCTTTTTGCCCGTCAAAAATTGTCTGCTTAAATGCTTCTGCGGATGCAAGATTCTTTTCCCTAATTAACACCTGTTGCGCTTCCTCTGCACTTCTAAAACTGTTTGCCTGTTTCAGCGTTTCAAGAAATTCTTTTCCTCCCTCACCTATTGCCTTTCCTTCGCTTTCTACCATTTTATAGAATTCTTCTAACTTTACCGTCTTCGATTCCATCTCATATTTTTGTTCCCCCTTCTCATCTTTTTCGCCCTTTATCGCTATTCTTTTCCCATTCTTATCAAGTTTATATTCATCATACTGCGCCTCACCTTTTTCTCCAAACAAACCAACAAATTTATCGTAAATTGGTTTAGCCATAGTCCTTCCCGGATCAATCCCCTCCATTATTGCCTGCGCTCCTTTATCTGTGTAACCGCCTTCTCGCCTGTATTCTTCTATTGCCGATCTAAAGTTTCTTGGGTTCATTATCCCTTCTCGTCTTCGGGACAAATATCCATCGTCTCCAAACATCCCGTTTTCTCCCCAAGCTCTCATTAACACCGATTCTTGCGCCAAGTTTTGCGGGTTCCCAAATCTCTCAAACGCGCTTGATGTTTCCGCCCCTAAATCTCCCGCTCTTCCGTAGGGAGAAGCGTTCCCCATTAACATTCTCGGCAAATCCACCGCAAACCTAATCGCCTCGTGCGTATCAATTCCAGCTTTAAGTTGCTTCATTGATACATCACGAATATCCTTCAGTATGTCAACTACTCTCTCCTTATCAACGTCGGTTCCAAACAACTGTTGCGATTTCTTCTCCACTTCCGAAAATTCACCGTAACTAAGTTTGTTCCCCGTCAACCGTTCCATTTCTCCAAACTGATACATCTGCCTTGGATCAAGTCCGCTTTTACGTGCAAATAAAGTTTGTTCCTTAAACAAATCTTCATCCATCTTTCCGTATTGTTCGGCAAAACTTTTCTGTAACTCCAAAGTCTCGTCCGGTGAATAACCAAGCACACTTCCGCCAATACCTTCTTTCCCAAATCTTTGTCCTGCCTTAAACTTGCTGATATCATAAGCCATAGAAGATTGAACTAATCTTGATGCCTCTGCATAAGCCTCTGATCTGTATTTAATATCCGCCTCTAACTTTGCCCTGCTCTCGGTATTTTCTATTTCCGCAAATTGTCCTCCTATCATTCCGCCGAACATAGAACCGCCCGCAGCCATCGCCGCAATTGGTATCGCTCCCGCGCCTCCGGTAACCGTGGTTAATGCTATAGCCGCAACAGCGCCAACAAGCTTGCCTATAAGTTCACTTTCTCTTGTCCGTTCAGTTGTTTCCTTAAAAACCTTCGCTTCTTCTCCGGCTGCATAACTTCCCATTGGAGAGGTTAAGTTAAATGATGTAAGTTCTTTCGCGCTTATTCTTGCTTCACTTAATGTCCAATTCATAGCCGTCTGCGTTGCGTTTCCCATCAAAGCCAAATAACCTCCTTGCTGTAGCATTGTATAGATGCCTTTTCCCGCCTCGCCCCCTTCTTTCATCTGCCCAACCATTTCTTTCAACTTCGGGTTCAACTCGTCTAACCCGGAGGATGCGTCTTTTATTCCGCTTACAAGAGCTTCCTTCATAAACTCTTTTTTCATGTCCAAAGATTTTATTTCGTCAAGCAAAACTAAACGCTGTTCATCGTATTGTTTAGATATGCTTTCCTTTTTCGTTTTTGTCTCTTCTTCTATGCTTTCCTGCTTCGTTTTTATTTCTTCTTCTGTGAGAGGTTTATGCAATATGTCTCTTCTTTTCTTATCTTTGTCTAACTCGCTTAATTGCCAACCTTTATCTCTGTCTATATCGCTTAATTGCCGATCTTTATCATAGTCTAGGCTCTTCAGTTTTCTTCTTTTTTCTTTCGAGAAATCCATTTCATCAATAGCCGCCATTTGTTTTTTTTGAAAATCTTCTAATTCAGCTTGTTCTTGTAACATCTTTTTATGCACGCCAAACACATCGCGTCTTGTCAACGGCTGTTCACTCAGTTCTGAAGCTTTAATAGTAGTTGCAATTTCATTCCGTAAATCCCTTATTCTTTTCTCATAATCCTCAAGTCCTTCAAAGTCATTAGCAAGGGCATTTGCCTGCTGCATCGCCTTCGGAGACATTCCTTGCTGAAATATTGGATTTTGCGTAAGCTGTTGCATTGGTGCGGTAATACGCTGTGGGGTTTGTTCAAGTTGGGAGAAAAATTCATTGCTTCCCTCAATCATCGGTAAAATTTTTGCTCTTATGGAAAGAGCTAATTCGCTGTCATTATTCATAGATTTATAGAGATGATACTGAGTAAATACTTGGTTAAATACGACGCTTATTTAATCATTTACTTATTCTCCGAAGGGTTGAAATTTGAGGAAAGGTTTTAAAATGAAAAACCTCCGAAATTTTAAAAACTTCGGAGGTTTATTTTTATTTAATTGCGGGTTAGTTGGTGATTAAATGGAATTTGCAACTACAAATTCAAAGTCTTCTAAGTCTAACCATGCCAATAATAGTTTACCTCTATAGCCAATGGCAAATTCACCATTTTCGTTTATTTCTAGTATTTTACATTTTCCACTTAACATTTTCTTGCATTCATCTTCCTCAAAGTTATCTTCATAATTCTCTTTTAAGGAGTCTTTTAATTTTATCTTTTTTGTCAGAATATCTTTCGGTTTAAATATCATTTTTCACCGCCCGTGGCTTGTCATCTCCCTCTTTCAAATAATGCTTATTTAATTCTGCTTGTATCTCTAATGCAATCGCAATTAAAGATATTGATATAGCTGTGAATATCCCCGCCTCAAGATAAACAGCATCAATCAACATTAAAGTGAAGAATATTCTAATAAAACTGATGATTCTTTTGCTCATTTCTCTGCTCCTTTAAGCCTGTTATGGTTTATCCCCAAAATCCTTGGCATAAAAATTCCCCGTCTTTAGAAAAGGTTATCAGCGTAAATGAATCACCGTATCCGTCAAACTTTTCTGAGGTGGTTAAACCTTCTGGTAGATTGTCAAGTCCATATTCATTCAATCCGTTTGTGTTTTGGAACCGGATTGTTTTAACTTCTTGTTTTGATTTCTCGTCTATCCCCTCTTTAACAATGCACTGTACCCCAAAGGATAAATATAACTCAACAAATTTTTCTAAATCGGTTTTTTGTTCTTTGAGAGGATCTTCATCCGTAATTTCTCTTAAGCAATTAAGAAATGTCATCTTTTCTTCGTCGGTGTTTACGCTTATCTTGGCGTTTATACCTAAAGATTTTAATCGTTGGTTAAAAAGATCTGCTCTGAATTTTAGGAAATCCTCGAGTCCTTGATCTTTGCTTTCGTGGTTAATTTCCTTGTCCATTTGTTTTTCCTTTGAATAATTGTTTTAAATGACAATACAAACTTATAAAATGTTATTTTATAAAACAAGTCTTGTATTAACTTTTATATATGCACTATCTCAATATTTTTTAAAGCTTCCTTGAATGCCAAATTTGTTTTTTCATCATACCGTGGATCCAAGGCTCTATTCTTCGCCGTCTTTAAGATAAATGCGTCCGGATATTTTTCTTTAAAGCCCTTTATTTTAAGATCAAGGTAGTCGCTTAATATCTGAGAATCAGTAGCTGTTAGATACCGTTCATCGTTACTGCTGTATCCATAGTGGTCTTTCCAGAATTGCCTGAAAGTAGAACGATCTTCTATTTCCTTTGCGAAATCATCAGAGAGTAAACACTCATTTCCGTCAAGATTTATTAAGCCTCTAAGCCTGGTAACTTTTTTTTTACTTCATCTAATTTCTTGTCTAACTCTACAACAATTTTTCTTAGGTACTCTTCCTTCTGCGAATAGAAATCATATCCATAAGGCTTAATGCACATTACCTTTAAGAAGGCAAGCTGCTGTAAGTTTTTCTTTTCATTGATTACCGATAAGAGCTTTAAATAAAATTTCTGATCTTTTATCATTGCGTCAAAAACTTCATCCTTCTTTTCTTCCGCTTCTTTGCTCCCGGGTAACTTATCAAGTTTGTCATAGTATGCACTATACTCTCGACTTATCAAATTTTCCAGACTTAATAAATTCTCGATACCTCCAAGAAGTTCCGCCATCTCGTTGCGTATTTGTCTGCTTTCTATTGCTGTTGCTTCTGCAAAGAATTCAAAGGTCTTTTCATCTATCGTAAACGAAATCTTTTCTCTAATGCTGCTGTCCATTTTTGCCTCTAAAATTACTCCCACCCCTTGCTTTTACACAAAAGGCGGGAGGATATGGTGAATAATTAATTAAGATGCTTTCTTAGCCGGATATGCAACTCCATCTGCATGGATTTGCTTCCATTCAAGTCCGTTAAGACGGACTCGATAAACCAATGACATATTTTTCATGTACTGACTTTGCGCGTTCCAATTACCGCTTTGTCCGGCAATTTTTACACCTTCAAAGGCATCAATGATAGTTCCTGCCATAGCCGGATCTTCATGTTCTGCTATTTGTACAATTGCGCTCAGTTCACTAACAGCCCATTCTTTTAATCCTGAAGTAGTTGGCAATGAATCATTCAAGTGCATAAAGAAAAACGTCTGGATCGTTAATTGTCCGATCGGTTGTCTGCCGGTAACAATTTCCAAGGAATGGCGTTGTCCCCATTCCGCTAAATCGGTTTGTTGAAACTGTTCATTCCAATTCATTCCGGTTCCTCTTGCAACTAAATTATTTGAACCGTCTAAGACGGAAAGAACAAGTTGAGAACCCGACAATGCTTTGTAATAAAGCTCCGGGTTATCGACCGTCCCAACTTTAATTCGTGGTGATAATATTTCTCCGAATCCCATTTTTTTAATTCCTTATGTTTATGCGTCAACAATTACTTTTAATTTAAACCCGACAAAATCAACAGCATCAATAGGATTGATCTGCGGCTCGGTTATTACTGCATTACCTTCCTGGTATGCGTTTACAATCTTCCAATCAGAAATAAATCCATCATCCTGATATTTCTTTAATATTCTTCCGCCTTGTACCGATGCTACGCTTGGTCCATATCCATCAGCGCCTACACCAAGTTCCATTTCGTTCTTGTAGCCTTCGTAAACGTAGTCCACGATCTGCCGTTGCTGAATTAAATAGGTTTTCTTATCGTCTGTATTCCAAATAGTGGCTTGGTTCTGGTAGGTGTTAATTCCTTGAATGATGTAATACCCGTTCTTACCCGTACCGATTAACAATACACCGTTTGCAAGGTATCCGGCGGTATCAGTTTCTTTGTTAAACTCACCGAAAGTTTTTTCAACGCTTTGCGCGTCAACTGCATCATTTGTAAAGTTCCGTTTAACGGAATTTGCGCTTATCAATCCTCCGACAAAAGGAGCAAAACTTAAATAAGATGCTTTGCCATCCATACCCATTCCGGCAAGAATACAATCATCACTATTTAATACTTTTGCACGTGCTTTGGGGTGCGCGGCGTTATCTGCGGCAAGAAGAATGTCTCCCGTTGCACAACCAAGAATAAGCTGTATCGATTTATTTGCCGCCCTCTCAGTTACCGCAAGTGTTTTATAAACTGCATGTACTGAAGATGAGCTGCTTACAACGTTCACTAATCTTATTCTTTGTTTGGTGTAGTTGGTCAACTCTTCAAATAATTGCGGCGCTAAACCTGCAAGAAGATCAAAATCTCCGCCGCCGGTTTCTGTCGCTGCCGGAGAAGTTCCTTTTGTTGCACTTGTAATGTTCTGCAAATAAACTTTAGCTAAAGTTGTTGGTTTTATTCCCGCGTAAGTTTTTCTATCCGCAGTTAAAATATTCCCGGAGTTGATCCAGTTGATCACATCCGTAACTGTTGCGGTTGCGGTAAAGGTTGTTGTTGCTTGTTTGTCGGTATCTTCCACAAATAAACGCGCCCAAGCCGAAGTAGCAAAAGCCGCCGTTGGGTTTGCGCTAAGTTCTACCTGGTTGTTTACGGTATCAATACTAACAATAGTTACTGCATCCGGTGCGCTTGTAATTGCGTTGCTGTAAACTTTCACAGCCATACCAACTGCAAGTCCTTCAACATCTCCAAGAGTAATAAATGGGGATGAAGTGCTTGCGTTTGCTGTTAAAAACTTCGTCAACTTCGGCGGAATAATGGTTAGAGTTAACAAGCTGGTTGCGGTTGACATTGTTATCGAAATGTCATTCCCAGCCGCTCCGTAAAAATTATCTCGCGGATAAACATCAAAAGCGTTTACCGGTATTCCGGCGTTATCAAGTATTGTTGCGTTCGCTCTTGTTAAAGATGCTGCGTTAATGCAGTACACAACACCAGCGCCTCCTTTTTTCGCATACTCAAATGCGCGGGAAATATCACTTACTCCGTAATATTCCTTCACTGTGTTTAAGGATGAAAACGGTAGAATTACTTCGTACCCTTTCTTCCCCGTTGCATTATACGGCACACCCTTTTTCGCTCCCGCTACAATTAGCAGCGTATTAAAAACCGGTAATGCTGTACTGCCAAGATTTATAATCTCCACCGTTCCGTAAACTCCGGGCACGGTATAGGTTTTTCCTTCTAATGTCAATGGCATGGTCTTATTCTCCTAAATTAGTTGTTTTATTGAATTTCTTATATATTAACACTTTTATAAACCTCTTTCATTCGAAATACTTCTTTTGAATAATCTTTATTAAAAGTCCGTGAATCAATATCCTTCCCGGCTAAGATCGCTTTTTCTACGTTGCCTTCTCCGCAATTGTAAGCCGCGGTTATCGCACGGCTAAACCAATACTCTCCAAGTTTCTCTTCATGCTTTTTCAAATATTTCATTTTACCGGTTAAAACATCAACCGCTTTATTTGCGCTCGCCTGAATGTCTAACCATTTACCGGAATTAATAAACTCCGGAAACGATCTAATATCGATCTGCCAAAAACTAAATCCGTGGTAGATGCCGTTATTGAAATCACCTTTCATCAATTTAGTTATTGTGTCTAGATCATAACCTTTATTCACATACCTAATGATGAGAAAACCAGTTTCTCGAGCTGCGATTGCCCCAAGCCAATCTTCCGTAAATATTGATCCGGCAATAGCCTTTTTTATGTATGGACCTAAATCTCTTTTTATCCACGCCAGCAAATTAACTTCGGTTTTTATATGCTCGTCTTTTACTTCCTTAACGTTGGCAAAAGCAAAGCCCCATGTAATTTTACCTACCACTCCATCGTTAAGAAGTCCGTTTGCTGCCTGGTATTTCTTTGTCGCCGCGTTTAACTTATCACCAAATACGCCGTCAACTTCTTCAGCAAAATATCCCTTCTGCTTAAGAAGTTTCTGCCAAAGCTCTACCTCAGCGCCGGTTGACCAAAGCTTTAAAGTTTTGCTAAAATCTTTTCCCATTGCTCTACCGTATTTTCTGTTTTTGCTTTTGGATTAAGTGCCAAATAATGTTCTAAGCGGGTCTTCGCCCAACTTGGAAGACTTTTCAAATGAATAAAAGTATTGAGGTTTACCTCAATTTCTTCTTTACCTTCATACGCTTTCACTTGTTCTTCGGCCATACTAAAGTTTTCTTCATCGTTTATTTTTTTTGCCATTTTAAACCACCTTCATATCGGTTATATGTTCATTAATTTCTGCGTAATCTATTTTTGTTTTGTTCTCAATTAATAGTGTAAATATCATTGTTGTACCCACTACGTTAGCTCCGTGAAAGGAAGGATTATAATAATCCCCCTCAATAGTAACCTGGCAGTCGGTCGCACCTAATTTCTTTGCCATTATCTTTAAGAATGGTTTGCGCCCTCTGCATATCGAGGTCATTAAGTCTCTTCTGTCCGGTCCGCTTATAGTTATGTACGTTGCTCTAATTACATCAGCATCCATGTCGCCAAGTATAACAGCTTGCCCGTGCGCTGATAATATGTTGCCCCAATAGTTTTGATAGCTAGCTCCGTTTACCCGTTCAACCATAAACTGATCGTTTCTTGGCTCGCCCATGGTAAATTGTTTCACAACTTCAATATCTCTGCTTACTTGTATTTTCTTCCCGGTTGCGTTTTTCAATCCGTCCAACATCTTCCTTAATGTTTTCGCTACGATCTCTTTTCCGTCATGTATTTCTACAAGTACATCCGCGTTAGGTGTTGCGTTCGCTGAAATTGTTGCGGAATATTCGCCCGTGGTTTCGTCTCTAATTACAGCTTTGTAATAATAAACCAAACCGTTAATAACCTCATAAACGCCCATCCCTTCCTGACCGTTTTTAATCTTATCAAAAACATATAATCCGTTGTAAGTAAAGGCTGAAAGGTCGGCGATGTGAGAAAAGTATTCGTCTATCTCTAATTGCGTAACATCAGTTTGACTGCGTTGGAAAATGTAAACTTTATAATTTGTTGGCAATGTTGTAGGCAAAGTCCAAAAAATATTGAGTTCGCTTCCAAGCGGTGAAACAGTAACTTCTAATGATGCAAGTGGTGTAATCATGTTGATGTTATACTAAGAGATAATACTTTGTTAAATACAGCCGTTATTTAAGGAATGCGTTTCTCTCCGAAGGGTTGAAATTTGAAGATTGTTTAAAGTGGAAAACCCCTCTCCTTACAAAGGAGAGGGGTAGGGGTGAGGTCGAATTAAAGTGAGGTCGTTTTTACTTGGTCTCTTTTACAAAAGTGAATTTATCTATCTTCGTTGTCTCAAGTTCCCCGCTTTCAATTCTTTGGTACACACTGCGCCGTGTTTTAAGATTGGCTTTCTTCATGTACTCTTGAATTGAATACCACTTCCCCGCCGGTAATTTCCCCCGCTGGTGAATTAGTTCCAATACCTCAAAGTCTTTATGCACAAACTCCGCCGGAATTGTTTTTGCTATTTTTTCGTGTATGGTTGTCATTTTAATTTTTTCAGTTTTCTTGAATTATTAATCTCTCTAAGTGTTTTAAACCCTGTTCTTTTCTCCGCGCAATCTTCGCATAGATGCTCGCCTTCTTTGATCACCCATACGCCATCTTTGCTACCATCATTATGCCAATATCCTGCATAAGTTGTTTTTGCTTCTTTCTTACATTCAGTGCAAATCATTATTTTGTCCTTTTCTTTAGTGAAAAATAACTAATAATCAAATAACCCGTGAGGAAAATTTTCTGCATACTTTTTGTCAAAACCAAAACTTAAATCCATATTTACGGTTAACCGATGTACTGCTGTGTGTATTTGCGTTTCGTGTTTCTCGACACAATCAAAAGTATTCAAAATATATTTTTTCGCTTCTTCTCTCATTTCCGGCGAAACTCTCCGCTCGAAAAACAAATATTTTGTTCTTGGGAGGGCTTCTAAAATACCGTTAGGATTTACTTCATGTGCGTTTTTTTTGTACTCATACAAATCTTGGGAACTATCAAATTTCCCATCTTCATATTTCTCAAAATGATCTTCCAAAACACTTGTCGGTAAAAAATCATTATATTCAATACGAACAGAATTCCCGCCGGAATAGTTACTGCTGGTTACGGAAAACTTTATCTTGGGAAAAAGTTCTTTCAATTCTTTCTTTATTCTTTTTGAAACTAATGCGGCTTCGGTTTTCATTTTAGAACCCTCCCTCTAGATCAATATTATTTTCTCTACAATAAGCTGCAATTAATTTAATACTCAAATCAATTAGTTGTTTTCGGTGGTCCATGTTCCAAAGATCGTCCGGGTCAATACCGGTTATGGGTTGCATCGCTTCTAAAAGAACCCTATTTGCTTGTCGCTCTAAATTTTCAGCTACTAACAAAGGACAAAAATCATCACGCTCAACCTTTAATCCGTTTCTTTCTCTTTCCGCTTTGCACTCGTTCCAATAAGCGTTAAAGTCTTCATCACCCATTTGGTAGCTCTCTTTCGGATCTAAGATCACTCTTTCCTTTGCTTCATGTCCATGCTCTGTAAGCATTGCTACTTCTGCTTTGTTTGTAAATCGATGTTTTGCCAAGATTTCTTTTTCATAACCTTCAACTATCGGGCGAATAGTTAGCACTAATGCTTTCGCCGCAAGAACAGCTTTTGTTGCAGTTATCATTTCCGGTGTTGGGTTAAATTTAGGTTTGTTTTCGCTTTTCATTTGAGGTTCCTTTTTTGTTTTTCTTTCACTACAAATATACAAACGTTTGTATATTAAAGTCAAGTCTTTTTCAAAAAAAGTTTAAATTATTTTCACTTTTTTTTGCAAACCGTTTAAAATGAAAAATCCCGCTCTTTGCAGCGGGATTCCAGGAACTATTCAAAGGAGCTTTCTAAATCACGGGTATGATTTATATTGCAGTACAAACTTACTAATTCTTTAACTTTGGTTAAATGCCGAAATTGTGGTACTCAAATCTTTTTTCGCCGCTTCCCCCAACATCATCATAACCGGCTGTTCTATTTTTTCTTTCGTTTCCCTTAAAATAAACATTCCGCTTAATCCCGGGTGAATCCAACCTTGACTATTTTCAGACATAATTCTAAAAGTAAAATAAGCGCTTGAGTTCCTCATGTTCTCCGTCTGGTTGTGCGGTTTAAAAATAAACTTACCGAAATTAAACCTGTTCACATTGGGATTGGTTTGAAATCTCACCATATTTTCGTAGATAGAAGTTTTGTGCGGAGGAGATGTTACCTTAAACTTTTCACCGGTTGCTTTATCGCTAATCGTATATTCCTTTGGCTCCGCTCTAAGCAACGGTTGTCCAGTGTTCTTAATTTTGTCGCTCCACGAATACATTGTTCGCTGTACACGCTCAGGATTATTTCTTCTCATTAATTCTGCGTCCGCTTGGTCTCGCGCTCCCCTTATGCTTCCCTCGTTAAACATTTTTACAGCAACGGAATGCCGCAAGTTTTTTGCTCCGGTTCTCGTTTCATCCAAAGAATATTTCACTTTCCCCATTAGCACTTCGCGCTGGTAAACCGGCGCTTTATCATAAACTTCTTTAGGCATTGCCCTAAAACTTGTCGTTCCCGGTGTACCGTGTTGAAAAGGAATAACTAAATATTTTTTACCGTCTTTTCCTATCCTTACTTTTGGCGAAGTATCAAGCGCCTTCTTCATGTCAAAACTTTCAAAACCTTCTTCCAGGGCTTTTGCATGTGGGCTGGTGTGAATGATCTTATAATGAAGTCTATCGCTCTGATAAGGATATTTCGCCCCCGATACAATTCCGTTTGCATATCCCCCTTGCGAATGCTTAAACTTACTTGCCGCAACATTTAACCATGTCTGTGTTGCTAAATCTCCCGCCGCTTCAATCGCTTGCGGTAACTCAGCTTCTTTGCCTAATTGCTGTTCAATGTGGTTTATCAGCTCATAGACTTTGCTGTAATCAATATCATAAACAATTTGGTAATTCATGCTGTTTCTTTAAACTTAACTTATAAGTTAACTCTTATATTAAGTTTCTCGTCCTGTATTACTCAGGTTTCTTTTTATTGAATTCTTTCCCGAATGCTTTTATGGCTGGTTTTTTCTCTTTATTTTCTTCAGCAATATTTTTTCTCGGATTCACGACCTGTTCAACATCGCTTTCTTCTCCGTTCATGTTGCTAAACTTACTGCCAAATTGAAATTGATATTTCTGCTCACCTTCCGGTGTTAGATTCATATTCTCATCGATCAATCCGTGCATCTTCAGCATTCCCAAAGCAAAGAAATCTTGTTCCGGATCAATGTCCCGGTCTATCCCTTGCTCTTTAAAACCTAAAAGAAGTTTTAACTTTTCGCTTTCCGGTAATTGGGTTTCGTTTGTTTTGGGTGTGGGTTCGATTGCTTTCACTAATTTTCTCCTTTGGTATCTCAAATATAGTGATTTCCCCATTTGCTTCAAACCAAATTTCTTGAATTCATCGTGAATTCCCGGGTGCAATATTTTTTCTTGTCCGTCATTTTTTACATAAAATAGTTTTGCCCCTTCTCCCAACGGTGCGCTGTTATCATATACTCTAAAATTATCAAAACTATCCTTCAACTCAAAAAAAGCTTTGTGTGTAGGATAACCACCAAACAATTTCTTATACAGATCAGCGCCTATGCTTCTTCCGCCGCTTTCTCCTCTTGCTTTGTCGCGCTCAATTCCCTTTTCAATCGGGAGATGAATAAACTCAGCATTCGCCTGAAAAGTATCGCTGTTCACCATGTAAAGAAGATCGTTTAAATTTTCCGTCCCCTTCATGGTAACATCATAAATTACATCTTTCTTTTCGCGTATTGCTTCACGGACCAAATGCTTGGCAATATTCGAACTTTCCTCATGCAATTCCCAAGGCTTTTTATTTACCTCTTCTTGCGATATTCCTCTTTCCTCAGCAAGCATATATTTTATTTTGTCGGGATCTATCAAAACTTTGTTTTTATAAAACTCACCTCCAAGTGTGCTGCTCTTTCCGCTTCCCGGTAAACCACCCGTAACCCATAATTGTCCCAATCCTTCTCCGGCCAGGTTAAACAATTGTTTCTTAATTGTGTTAAACTCCGGCACCCCTTCAGCATTGATCTTTAAGCCCAAACTCATTTCTGTTTCTCTTAAAGGATTTGGTTTCTTCGCGCACTCTTCAAATGCCAAGGCATATTCACCGGTTGCAAACTGCAACTCCTTCGGCAAAGGATCGTTTTCCCCTTTGCTTATTTTTATCCTTGTAAAAAAGTTTTCTTTATCCTTCGGTTGGTCCAACTGATCAGCGTCTATTTCATACCCCTTCTTCTTTAAGTTGGAAATAACAGCTTTTGCCTTAGCAACGCTTTTCACTTCAAATGCTCCGATTAGTGCGCTGTATATCTCAGCCTTATCATCCCTTGTTGCGTTCCTCTTTATTTCCTTAAACAGTGTATCGGCTTTTTTAATGATGCGGTTCTTCACTCCAAACTCTAAACCTTCAGCGTCGGCGGCAATTTCCATATCACCAAAAAACCAATCCTTTTGCCCGTTCGCTGTTCTTGCATAACTGTCGGCTTTCTTTTGCCATTCGTTAAAATTCCGCATCTTCTCTAAGTTACGCGCATGTTTCGCGTTCTCTTCGGCTTTTTCCATTTCAACCGGCTTATTGGGAATTTTGCTTTTCTCAATTGTTGATATTAAAATATTCTTATCTGCAAACTTAAAACTTATCCCGTCTTCCTTCTGTACAACTGCCTGGTTCTTTGGTATCGATACGAGAGAATCAAATCCATTTGCCTCTTTTAAGAACAAAGAATAATTGCCTTCACTGTTTTCGTTCACAAGCTGTAACGCTCCCTCACCTAACAAGTTTCCTTCATTGTCCTGCAGTAACACACTATTACCAATTTTATCCTGCAACAATTCAAAAGCATTAGCCGGAGTAATTATCTTTCCGCCAGTTTGTTTTTCTTGCCCACTGCCAACTGCCGACTGCTGACCGTCCACTGCCGATTGCCCTTTGCCGACTAACTTCCAATGCGCTCCCTTTCCCGAGCTGTCCCTCGTTAATTTCAACGTGCCTCCGCGTCCCTCTTTCGTCTGCCCTTCCTTTTGATATGGCTGCGCTCCAAACATTGATATTTGTTTCCCAAAGGCTTTAAATAAATTTTTGAAGATGCTTTTATTTGATTCACTAACATTCTTTGGTAATAAATCTTTTATTTCTTCGTTAATCTCTTTTATTTTTTGTTGCAATTCATCTTCTCTTCTAAAACTTAATTGTTTCGTTTTTTGATATCCCCTCATATTTGTGCCAAAACCAATATTAGATACTTTCTTGTGATTTTTAAGTTTCTCGGAGTAAAGTTTTTCCCCAAGAACTTCTTTCCGTTTTTTTAACTTTGATAATTTTATTTCGTTTTCAGAATTATCTTTCTGATAAGCTGAATATCTAATTTCTCCTCCTCCAGTTATAGCGATAAATGGTCCTCCATCTTGATGTTTACCGATTTTAAATTCTTGATCCGGGTATTGTTTCTTAAACCAATCAGCAAATGGTTGATACGTCCCTTCAACTAAAATATTTTTTGTCTTTTCGCCGTAACTTTCTAAATCTTTTTTTAATGATGCAGTAAAAGGTAATTCACTTATAAGTGAAGTTTCCTTTTCCAACTCCGGATAATCCCTCAACACTTCCGGCGGTACGGGCTTGCCGTCAACTAAGGCTCGCTTTATAATTTCATAATGTGCAAGTTTCCCATAATGTTTTAATCTTTCCTGTGTTGGGCTTGCAAGAGTAAAATGATCATAAACAATTCCGGTTCTTCGGTCTGCAATTTCCACTTTAGTATTATCCGTTATCCATTTAGGATAACTTTCCGGTCCAAAAATTTCACGGTTTGTAATTTCATTTTGTATCATATCCGATAAAGTTCTCTCCCAAGGTTCTTTTTTAACCGGCTCTTCTTTCTTTTTCTTGATCGTAATTTTTGCCTTACTCCCATTTTTTACTTTCTCAAATTCTTCATCAGCGCCTTTTATCAATATGTTTGCAATTCTCTTTACTTCCATAACATCTTCAGTACTTATCTTTTCCCCTTTAACGTACTTTTCTACAAACTCATCCTGTATCCCATTCCCATAATTCCAAAGATCAAATGCAATTTGTTTTTCTGCCTGGTTCCCGGCGTTATTATAAATTTCTTGCGCTTTATTGCTCATCTTATCCACTTGAATAGATATCGGGCTATTCCTATACAACTCTGCAATTTTATCATCATCAATCTTTTTTTCTTTCCCCACTTTCCCGCCATACTGTTGAAGTGCTAATTTTTCTATTTGATCTACATGCAATTCGGCAATTGCCTTATCCCCTTCTTCTTTATCTTTTTTACGTTGTTCTCTATGCTCTGCTTTTTGCCTGTTGTAATAGTCATTAAGTTTTTTTCTATTTTGTACGTTGTCATCTCCTAACCCCAACTCTTTTTTAAGAAACTCGTTTGGGAATACATGGATTCTAACATTTGTTAAAAACTTATCGAAAGTCTTACTTGTTTGCGCGGTGTTTATAAGCTCTTGTGAGTAATCAACTTTTTTACTCAAATATTCCTTCGCCCAATGCGAATTTTTGTAAGGTTCAATTACTGCATCCGGGATCTCTTTACCTTCTCGAATAGCGTGTTTAATAATAACTTTGTGCTGTTCGTTAGAGATTGCAATATCTTCCAAATCATTCGGGTCTTTAAATTTTTTAACTTCAGCTATTGGTCCTCTGAACATCTTTTGCGCATATTCATCTTGCGTTTGTTCATACGCTTCTTTGAATAAACCTTTTTCCTCTCTAATGTTTTGATTGTTCGGAGTTGCATTCTTTCCACTTTCAACCTTCAACTTTCCACTCCCTTCCTCATCCGCATTCTTCCAACGCAACTTCCCGCCGCTTGTAAGTTCAAGTCTGCGTTTATCCCCTGGCGCAAATTCCTTTTCCGCTCCGGCGGTTGCAAACATATCTATCTGGTTCGGGTTCTTCCCAAATTTTATTGACTTTCCAAATAATGTAATTATCATGTGTACAACTCCTGTGTCGTTTCTACGGTGTCAAGGTTATTTTCCACCGGTGTAACAAATCTTCTTAATACGGTAAGCATCTTTTTCGGTAGTCTGTTTTCATCCGTTCCCCTATCACTTCCCGCATCTTCCCATACTTTAAACTGTTGAGCACAAATGAATTCCACCGTGTAACTTTCACCCGTTGCCGGTCCTTTGCCGGTTGCCCAAACAACCGCCATTAATTTACCCACAATATCCGCTTTGTCTCTTACTTCTCCCGTTGGTACTCCGTTCTCATCGGTAAGCGGTAAACCGTCATCACCAAGTAACGTTTTATAATCATCCTCAATAATTGTGTAATCCGTTGCATCATATTTTGTGTTGTTACGGTATATGCCAATTACTTCGGTAATATCAAAAGCGTAAATAAAATCACGGGTTCCACGCTTCAGTATATCTGTGTCACGTCTGGTCTTATTATCACAAACCAAAATATCTCCGTGCGTAATAACAGAATAAGCTCTCTGTTCGGCTCCGCTTAAATTCAATCTTGGGATGGTAAATGTTGCGCCTCCGTCATAAATTACCCCTTGCGGCGTGTTTAGGTATTTGTAAGATATCGCCGTGCGTATTGCAATAATTGTTTCCGGCGCTCCGTAATAATAACCCTGGTTGCAAGTATGGTTTAATAACGGCACACCGTTATTTTCACCAATGCAACTGCACAACGTGCCCGGGTAATGCTTTACCGTTTGCCCGAACCGTCTTAGACTCCGTACAATATTTTCATCAATAATTTTTAACATTTTATTTTATGCTTATCAGCTAACCGCTTCATCTTTTTATAATTCATAATTATCCTATGGAACTCCGCAATTACTTTCCAATCCCCAACCGGCAATTTTCTAACGGCTTCAAAATATTGTTCCAAGTTTATTCCTAATTCCTAATTCCTAATTACCCGATAACTACATTAAAGTTCTTCCCGTACTTCTGCCGCAAACCGTTTAAATAACTTACTTCGTCCTGTTTCAGTTCGGTAATTACCTTAGCAACTCCCGAACTAATACTGCTTGCAACTCCGTCAATGCTTTCACTTTCGCTAACTACTCTTGCCGCGGGATCTACATGATGGACCAAACTTAGGAATGCTCTGCGGCAAATAGCCTGTCTTATCCCTTCAACTTCAAACGGGTCTGCGCCTGCATAAACTAACCCCGTTTTGTACGTTACCTCAAAAAAGTTTGGTATCCGTTCCAGCGCTCCGCCGGTTAAAACAGATAAACCCAACGCGCTTAAACTGCCTAACAGCAAAGTATAAAGCCCTGCTGTTCCACCAGTTGGTAAAGGTAAAAATTCAATTATTCCCGTCATGCGGTCAAACGTAAAAAGATCAACACCAATACCCATTAACTCGGTATTGCCGTACTTTATCTTTACACTTGTTAAATCATTTATTGGTGGGTTATAAACTTGTATTTGCCAAAGATTCATACTGAATTTTTCAAAATAATTATCACGGTTCTCGGTCTTTGTCCGTTCGGTAAAATAAAGCTCGCATTGTTTTTCAAGAGTATCTTGTGCGCTCTTTAAGTAACTTCTTAATCCCGCTCTATCCTCCGAAAAAGCCGTTATCGCCGCTTCATACGCCGGGTCTAATCTGCTTGAAGAAGCCAGAACATAATCAATAAAAAACTGTACCGGTACAATTTCAGCCTCGGTTGTAATTATGCCGGCTACTGCTTCCAATTTTGCATCTTCCGGATAATATTTATTCTCTACGTTCGCGTCTGTAGCATAAAAGAAGAGCCGGACATATTGTTCCGGCTCATCCGAGGCTACAGTTACGGCTGCTTCATAGAGAGATGAAGTTGCGTTGTAGGAAAGTGATAAATCTTTTATATCTGCCGCTGAAGAGTTTTTAATCACCGAACCGTCTTCACCGATCATCGTCAAGTAAACGTGTTTTCCGCTGCCTAATAATGTCTGATCAAGGGTTATAAGTTGTGAAATCCCTTTTTTTATTGTCTTCATTGCACATCTCTACTTCTCTTCTGCCGGTTCTTCCGTCTCAACGGTTTTCTGTTTAAATTTTAATACTGCTGAAATTATCTGTATGCCTCCGTAAGCAATTAAAATGCTTTCCGGGATGTTGGGAAATTTGCTGTTCTTTATGGTTAGATAAATTACCAATCCCCAAAATGATGCGTTAGCAATAAGTGTTTCCAAGAGAAATCTGAAACGGGTACTACTCCAAAAACCGTCTTTCTCGCATAACATTGTATCTAATCTTTTTAATAATTTATCTCTGTACGGATTAGTCAATACAATATAAAGTAACGCTCCAAACGCCGTCAACAAAAAAACAGCGGCAAGATAAATCAACACTTCTATTACCAACATTTATTTACCCTTTTCATCAAGCTCTGGATGCCGTAACCACATCAAAACATCTTTCACGTTTTTCTTGTAGATGAACCCTTTCCCGTTTACAATTTTAGTATCCAATTCTTTTAGTTCGTCTTCGGATTGTTCCCCGGCTTTCCCTTCAGAATTTTCTCCGCTCTCTTGCTCTGCGGTTTTTTCTTCTTGCTCTTGGTTGTTCTCTTGATCGTTACTTTCTCCGCCTTCGGCGGATTGCAACTCTTTGCTTTCTACTTGCGACTTTTCACTTTCTACTGTAACAAAATCCGGGTGATCAATCAATTCGCTCTCTTGCTCAAAACTCAATTCCTCAACTATACAACCGTCTTCATCCAAGTGAAGTTTGCCCGTACTGTTAACGGAAGTTGGTACATTTAACGTTAAATTTTTAAGGTATGTATGCTTAACCATTTTTTAGCCTCTGATGTGTTTTAATTTATTCCCCTCCGCCGCATAAACGGAAGAGGGGAATAGAAATTTGTTTGTTTGTTAATCCGTTAAGCCCAAGCAGTAGAACCCGCGTTCTTTATCATCACCATTTTGTTTGGTGCTACAAGAATCGGCACTGCCCATAATTTTTGCATCCATCTCTTGGAATCATCAATTTGAGCCAATCCCATCTTAGTCATTGGCAGTAATTGACGGAAATCGAGTACTTGTTCAAAGTCCCAATCCCATAAGAAAATATTAGTCGCTCCCGGTATCCATTCACCGTTATCGATCTTTGCTTCGGCTGCTGTAAACGAAGTTAAATATCTATAACTTGTAATTGCAGTTGCGGATGAAAGTTTACGGTAAATATCAAAACTTGTTGCTTCTTGTCCTGAAGGTGAACCGTTATCAGTTAAGGTAAAAGTACAGCGTTTAGAAGCTGCAACAACGTTTGTTTTAACTTCAAATGCTGCGCCCGCACCGTATTTATTAACCGGTACAAATGCGTAATCGTAAGTTGCTGCGTCAAGCAAGGTAGCTGCATCAGTATCAACTGAAATAGTTGCAGTGCTTGAGTTAAGGGTGGCTGGTGCTTTGCTGTTTGTTGCTGCAAATACTGTCATCGCGGTGTTTGTTTTAGGATACTCTGCGCCTATATAATTTTGACCCTTGTATTTCAAAAGAATATCGGTTTCAATATTTCCTTTTCCGTTCCCAAGTTCAAATCTTTTCGCGGAAGCGATAAGATCACGGGCTTCAGAACTTCCTACCACAAATCTTCTACCGGCTAACAATTCATCGGTATAAAATTGAAAATCTTTGGCGCTCATCCAGCATTTTACGTTATTTGCGTTTCCCCAGTTATCGGCAATAATTTGTACCGATTCATTTAAGGTTTCCGGTCTAACACGTTTACCGCGCAAATCAATTGTGTTTTGGCTTACATTCTTTGCTTTTGTTTTAAATTGTTTGTAATAACCATTCCATTCGTAAGGATTACGAGCAGCATCACCATAGATTATTTTGCTATCTGCGGTTTTCATTATCGCAAGTGCTTTGGCTCTTGTAACAAGCGCTTCGTTATTGGTATTGCTTTTTACCATTAAAGCCTGCAAAGGAATTTTACCTACGGTTCCGATGTATTTTACCTGCTCAAATTCTCTTCGGATATCTTCATCATATTCGTCCGGTAATCCGCCTTCAGAATAAAAATTAGCATCTCCTACCTCATTCATGGTTACAAATTCTTCAACCGTGCTGGAAGCCTTCCCTTTTCGTATTGCTCTAAAGAATGCCGGGGAAGATTCGTTTAGGGTAAGCCATTTTACAACCGGGTCAAGGCTTTCAAGTCTTGTGGCTCCAAATCCGGTTTGGTCCGTTGTCCCCATCGCATAACCAACCTCAAGAGCTTTGGCTAAGTCCTGGAGTTCTTTTACTGTTGATGCGCCGCCATAAGCTGATCCGTTTACGGCAAGTTCGCCAAACATTAAATCGTCCATTTTATTTACTCCAATTTTTTATATTATTAAAAGTTACTTGTTAATTTTTCTTATGTATTAACATTTTCTTACTTGAACATGTCAACAGCTTTTGATTTCACCAACTGTTCAACCGATTCCGGCAAAGTTGCCTGTGTACCACCGGCGCTAAAGTCAACCAAAACAATTTCGTCAACCGATTTTTCCGCAACCAATTTTTCAAGCACTTTTACTTTTTGCGCTTTGTTAAGTTCTACGCCTGTCCCTAAATCCTTGTTGTTTTCAGCAAAAGTGATATTGTCGGTCAACAAATTATTGCCGGTACTTTTTCTAAGCTTGCTCACCAAGGTTAAAAGTCCCATCCGTTGATCTTCAACTTGGTTATTCACCAAATCAAGAGATTTTACCAAATGTTCATCACCTGAGACTTGATTCAACTGTCCTTCTGCTAAAAGAACAATCGATTTTGCCAACAGATCAACTTTTTGATTAATTGCGTCCAGCGCTTTCAATGCGTTCAAAGAAATTTCAGAGGATTTTTCAAGGTAATCGGAAATATCTGCTTCTTCTCCGCCTTTGTTCATCAGCGCGATTGATTTTTGCAAACTTTTTTCCTGCGCTTTAATATCAACTTCAAACTCTATTTCAGAGATTGATTTAGCTGTATCAAGCGATTTTTGAAGAGATAATTTCGCCGTGCCCAATGATTTTGCAGCGGTCTCAAAACTTTCGTTCATCTCTCCTTTTTGCTTTGCTTCAAATTCATCAGCCGCTTTCTTAGCCTCTTCCGGTTTCATCCCTTTGGCTAAGCATTTTTTGTACACATCATTTTTCGTTTCCATTTTTGTAACTCCATTTAGTTTAATGTTATGATCAATTGATTCTTTTCTTGTCGCCCCAAATCCCGTTTGTGTATCGGGTGTCATTCCATACCCCACTTCTAAACTCTTAACTAATTTTGCAAACGTTTCTCTGTTCCGTGGTTTAGTTGTAAATACTACATTTACAACTCTTGCCGAAACAACCCCGTCCTTGCTTTTCGACAAATATTCTCCCTCAACACTCCATCCCGCTTTTTGCATCGCATTTGGATGACGTTTATTAAATTCATCCATGTGCTGTAAAAGAGTAACCGTGCTTTTTGCAAGTTTTTGCTGTTGTGTTAATTTCTCATCCGGCAATTCCGGATCGTATGCAACAAGTTCTCCTTCAAAGTTCCATGATTTCCCGCTCTTCCCTAACTTTGTCGGAAAGCCAATAAAACAATGCGGTTCTGGGATATCCTTATGTTCGTATTTAATTTTGCCAAAACCGGAAGTGAAATAACTCCAATCGATACTCTTCATTATTTCATTATCAGTATCCCGGTTCTCTGTAGAAATTGTTCCGCCAACCTTGTAAGGTTCGGTTTTACTTCCGCTTTTAACCAAATAAGCCGGTGCAAAAAATTCAAACGTGTTATTCAAAATTGTTCACTCTTTTTTTATTGCATATTTAAGGAATGCGATTTTCTCCGAAGGGTTGAAATTTGAAGATTGTTAATAGGTTGGTTCTTTTATGTGTTAAATAATATCCAACCCTCTCCTTCGCAAGGAGAGGGAAATGGGATGAGGTCGCTTTAAAAACTAAAAACCCCCGAAGCTTTCACTCCGGAGGTTCCAAAAACATATGCAGAATATGTAAAATATTATGTAAGAAAAATATGTAACCCCAAAACTTTACACTTTTATAATAAAGTTTCCACAATTTCACAACAAACAACATCATCAGACACATCAATTCCACATATTGGTCTCTGTATATTAAGGCGGTGATATATGCTTTCGTTTTGGCGTTGTGAATGTTTTATCTCAAAATAAATTATGCCCTTATCATCTTTTACAAAGTCTACTATTACATAATCATTTATTTTTATTGCCTCATCAATAGATTTGTATTTGCCCGTGTTGAAAAAGGTCTCAAAAGTTCCAACGCCTTTTCTTTCCCCAAATAGTGAAATTTTAGTATAACTCATTTGAAGCTCCTTTTTATCTTGTAAAAATAATGTAAACTTTATCCTAATTCCTAATTGCCAAAAGTTCTTCTCCCGTTAGCTCCTGGTATCTCCAAACAAAACCATAAGTCGCTCTATCGTTCCCCTCTCTACAGCTTGCCCGTATTGGACTTGCATTATAGCCCAATTCTTTTTCTATTTCCGTTCCGCTGTTCCATTTCTTTATTAATTTACCCCTAACCGAGTATTGATAAATCGGTTTCTTAACTCTACACGCTTTCCCGATAATGTTATAGATCGTACCTTCACTAACCTTTTCAATCGCCGCAATTGCACGTACACTCATATTTGCATACTTACCATTGCGGATATCTTTAATCAAAAGTCTATGATAAATTTCCGCTGCCGGAAAATTCTTCACATACATTTTATTAGCTAATTTCCGGTGAAATCGGTAAACCTCCTTAAGCACTTCTTCACCAAATTCATCAGTAAATTCTTTTATTAACTTTTCTAACACTTCCTCGTCTACGTCACACACTTCCATCTCTATTCCTACATTTTAGATTTGTGTATCCCGTGAACAAGCTCCTTTTAATTCCGGCGTAATTTTACGCCGCTAAACTTCTCTTCCAAAATGTTCATTCTGATCAATGCTTACATTCGGAATGTATGCGTAATCATCTCCGTCATTATCTACATAATGAACATCGCCGTTATTTGCGTACTGCTTCTCCCGCGCATTCATGTAGTTAATTGCATTAACATAGTCCTGCTCTTCATCTCCCGAAGAAACTTTCTCTCTAATTTCTTCGTTAAAGTTTTCGAACACTTCTTGCAATTTATTTTCATACTGCTTTAACAAATCCGGTTCGTGCTTTTTCAGTATTGGGTAAAGCACTTCCCAATATGGTCCGGTCAACTTAAAAGTTCCCGTTCCATCTTCCGTTTGTATCCACGTGTTAAGCAATAGCTTAACTTTCTCTCTTAGTTCCATTATGCTATTTCTCCTCTATTTTCTTTTGTGCTGGAGCAATTGCAAAATTACATTCCGGGTCACAAATTGCGGGCATCAGTGTACACTCTTTTAATAAATATTTCCCACTACCAAAACCAATTGTTCCGGCAGTACCATGGTCAGTTGCAAAATGCTTTATTCTGTGGTAGGGGAGAACCATAAACTCAATATCACCTAATATTATTCTTGGGAATCCATTCCCCGCTTCTGAGAAATCAATTTCGTCACACATTTTTTTGTTATAATCAGCTAGGGCGGTATTCGCTTGTTTATATCCTTCTTCACTCATCCCCTCCCATTTGAATTTATCCACAAATGACTTGCTGCTATCCTCAATTGTTTTTTCTTTTAGTTCCATTATGCCGCTTCTCCTCTTAGTTTATTTGTAAGTATATCCTCTAATAAATCTTTGTTGTCATCACTCTTTATCTCATCAATTGCCCGCGCCCTATCTAACATCTCGGGTGTTATCTTCCCGGATTCAAGCCAATAATCGCCGTGTTTATCTTGTTGTCTTATATTATAATTATCAAAAAACTCCGCCCTAAGCGCGTTACTAAATTCTGATAATTCATCATAAGCTTTACCTTGCATTATCCTTTTATAAGTGTAATCATTCATATATCCATTATCGGCTAAATCCTTCAATGTCTTTTTATATTTCGCGCCGGTTGTATGGATGGCAAAACTTGTTTCAGTTGCTTCACCGTTTAACCGTTTGATCTCTTTCTTAATTGCGTTCTCATAGTTCTCACCATAAATAGAAGTTGCAAAATTCTTATATTTTCTAAATTGATAATAACCCTCTCCCCAATTTTGCTTTGGTTTATGCAGTTTTATCAATTCATTTAATATTTTCGGGAATTCCGGTTTCTCTTGCGGAAAAATTATCTTCCCTCCTTCGGTTGCAATTTCATCCTTTGCGCTTTCGTAATCTGCAACTTTGAAATCACCGTCCATGGTCTGATATAATACTTCATCGGTATTGTTAAGTTTCTCAAGCAGTTTAACTTTATTTATTTGCAAAATTTCCTTTGGGATTTTGCTAATAAAATTAATTCCAACTTCTTCATTATCATCAATAATTTTTTTGAACATCCCTCCCAAATCTAAGTCGGTTTCTTTATGTAATGCGTTAAATTCTTTGTCTAGTTCTTTTGCACTTATCGCACGGGTTCCCACCATATCACCCTGCGTTCCGGCTTTATACGTTCTTATCTTCACTCTTTGGGTCGATGGCGCATAATCTTCAACAACATAAAACTCTCCGCTTTTCCCCTCTAAAATACCACCTACCGGGATTACTTTATTTATCCCTGGTAGTATTACCGGTGTTCTATCATAATCAAGTTTTCCTTTATGCTCAAAATTAGCTTCAATAAGTTTTTCCGTTAAACTTCTTTCTTCCTGTTCCATCATCTGATATTGTTTAGAAGTTTTTTCTGCCATTCCCGATTTTTTTCTTTTCACTTCATACAATCTATCCAACTGTTTATAGTTAGATTGCCGTTGCTGCTCTGCAAGTGCATCTTGTAATTTTTTATTTCTGAAAGCTAATAATGCCTTTGCTTGTTCCGGATTATCGGCTAACTCAATCATCATTTCATCCGCCTCTAGCTGAACCTCGTCATCCCAACGGCTCGTTTCACCCTTTAAGAACTTATCAACCATTCCCGCCTTATCCATAATCTTGGTATTCATAAATCCGTCAATACTCCCCTTCGTTAAATAGTAATGCGTATTTACACTGTCTAATGGATTCCCTTGCCGTATCCCTCTTCCGTTCCCCTGTTCTATCTGTAAATGGTTCCAAGCCGGTTGCAAATGGTGAATATCGCTTGTCATATAGTTAAAATTTAATCCCTCTCCCATAGTTGCGTAATTGCCTATTACTACCTTATATTTCCCATCATTGTAAGCTTTGCTTATCTGCAATCTTTTACTCGAGCTGCTCACCGTTTTCCCGTTTACAATTACTATTTCATTTTCCGGTATTCCCGATTTCACTAAATCATTTTTGATCTTTTCGTGCAATGCCGTGTTGATGGCAAAGATAATTTGCTTCCCCCCGCTCTTATGTATTGATAATGCGCTCTCATTCAACTGCGCGAACTTCTTTAAATCGCTATGTTGTTTAACCAAATCATCATCAACTTCTTTTGAATATTCGCTGTGCTTATCTTTATACCAGGGCAGATCACTCGTTGCTTTAATTAGATCCTGCTGCACTTTAAAAAAGTGATCGTCATTCGGTGTATCGTCCGGACCAAGCCTCGCATTCAATGCTTCATATTTAGGTAAATATTCATCATTAAAATAATTCAAAACTTCCGTTGCTTCGTCCTGGCTAATTAATCCCTCACCTACTTTTTCTTGTAACTTGTCAGCATTAAAATCCCATGTCTTATTATCCTTATCAAATACACGGCTGCTTAACATCCATAACCTTAACTTGCAATGCTTCACTATTTCTTTTTGCCCTTCATTCAAATCACTCAGCACATTTGCCGCTTTCTCTTTTGGGAATTTTATATTTGCCTTTACGCTTTCAACATCATCTTTTGTCTTATAATCAACAAATCTAAAGAAAGTGTTTCTTAATGCCTCGGCCGACTTCCAGCCCGAGAATTTATTCTTTACTATAACTCTTCCGTCTGCACTTGTGGTTGGGATATTATCAATGTCGGCAAACCTGCTAACAAAGTCATCCATATTTTGGACTTGTAATTTTTCAAGTTCCTTCTCTGCAAACGGCACCATCATATTAAAAACTTCTAACGGTGAATTACTTATCGGTGTTGCCGTCAACCCAAAATATCCCATATCATTATTTTGTCCGCGTATGATCTTGCTTGCAAATAAATTGTGCATCGCTCGTTGGGATGTACTGCTGTTCACTCCGCTAATTTCACTTTCCATCGGTACTAATAAGTTCTTCGTGTCGTGCGCTTCATCCCTTACCAACATATCTATTCCTATGTTGTCAAGATAAACTCCTCCCAATGGTTCCGGTATGTCCATCATTTCGGAAAGATTTCTTAACAACGTATCTCTTTTCTTTTTCACATTCTTCGCGTACTTACTATCTCCATCAGAGAATGTTGATAACCGGTTCCCCTCCGGGTAATACTTATCCATCAATTCATTAAGCATATTCTTTTTCGTTTCCGGCGAAAAGTCAATTGTACCGAATAAATCCCTACTCATCAAAATCATGTCAAAATCTTCGTTCGCCGCACGTTGCAACTTCAATTCTTTTACTTCGCGGCTATCTTCTATCGTATTTTCTTCCGTCCATCCTTCGCTTTCATTTTTTTTGGAATAACCGACTAATAAATAATTTACTCCATGTGTCCACTTCTCAATTTCTGCAACCCAATTTAATAAAACTGATTTCGGAGAAACAATACAAGGCTTATTTGCTCTTCCGGTTTCTTTACTTAATAAAGTTAAAGTTAATGCCTCCAAAGTTTTCCCTAATCCAACTCCGTGAGCAATCATCCCCTTACCCTGTTCATACATTCTGCGTACCGTTGCCCAAGTATGCCCGCCCGCCTTATCTTTTCCGGTTATATCTTTTCCGCTTGCGTCTTTTCCAACTACTCTATCATAAGCAAAATGCTTTATTCCCTCTATCGGTTTTTCATCATACGTTTTTTGTATGTAAGAATTAAACAACCTGTTATAAGTATCTGCAATTTTATCAGCTTCTTCACTATCGGATAAATACTGCTTAAAATCTGTTTCAAGTTGTAAGACTTGTTCTTTCTTAGCAATCCCTTCCTCTGTCCGTAATGCCGGTAAACCTAATCCATTCATCTTATTTAAAATCATAAATAACAACGGATGCTCATCTTTATTAAAGAGATCCCGCAATTCCCGTTTTACATCTGTTGATTTCCCCTCTTTCGTAATATCTGCATAACTTAAATATAATTTTGCCGAACTCTCATCAACCGGAAGAATGAAACCACTCTTTTCATCTTTGCGTAATTCACCTAAGAAATGCGCCCCTATCTTTTCTTCCAAATATTTGTTTAAAATACCAATATCGTAAATACTCCCTGCATCGCTTAACATTATTGGTAGCTGCTTAATCTCCCTGATATTCGCTCTCGTCTTCGCCTCAATTATCTGATCTTCGAGCTTTCGCATTTTTTGCGCGTTAAGTTCTTTTTCTTTATCGCTTAACTTTTCGTTCTTGGATTCCTTCTTCAGTTCGGTTCGTTGCTTTTCCCAAGCGTCAATTTTTTCGTAAATGTAACCGTAAAGGACTTCCTCTTTCGGTTTATAATTTCCTTCTTCATCAAAATAAATTTCATCGCTATATGCAAGCTCTCTTTCAATATCTCCATCCCCCTCATACTCGCCTCGTACCGTTTGATAATCCGTTGGAAAATTATTTGCAAAAAGAAAACCGATTACCGAAACAATATTATTCCTATCAACTGTTCCTATTTCGCTCTTCGTTTGATAAACTTTATAAAAAGACAGCGGATCATCAAACATCTTGATAGTGTTGCCGTTCTTATCATAGCTACCTGCCAAATTAAGAAGTGGCGCGTTTCCGCTGTTCTTAAAAAATTTATTTAACTTTAAATTCTCAATCGGGTGTCCATACTTTTCAATAAAATCCTTTAGCAATATCTTCAGTTTCCCCGCTTCCATTTGCGCCTCTTCAGCGGATAATCTTCCGTCTTGCAACTCTTTTCTGAAATCCTTTACTGCTAAACCTAACACAACTCCCTTTGTTAAATATTCCGTCTGAAAATCATTCTTGCCGTTGTATCCATCCAGCTCATTAACTATTCTTGTTTGTCCGAAAAGTTTAAGTTGGTCCTTATCCAAACCGTATAAATAAGCTGTGTCCTCACTCTTAATTCTCCATTCATCCCAACTCGTAATACCAAGTTTTTTAATGTCTTCCGGTAAGTTTTGTAATACTACTTCCTGATCTTTCAATCTTTCCCATCTATGGTTTTTATTAAGTATGTAAGTTCTTCCGTTTAATATCTTTACATCTCCCGGTTCAAGTTCTTTTTCTAACTCACCATATTTACTAACATCAATTCCTAAACTGCTGTAATCTCTTGCCTCATGGTTTAATAACTCACCGACTTTTTCAAGATCAGCCTTTGTAATATCTCCCTTCCAAATCTTCATTCCGAACATTCCGCTTGTTTCCGTGCCCAATGCATACTCCGGATTATTCTTAAAGAAATTCCCCGAAACAAAATCAGCATCCATTACCATATCGTCATAAGCTTCCCCAAGTTCTTCCTTGGAAAGTTTGTTCAAGTGATCAATTACTTCCGGCGGTCTTTTCTTAAAGAAAACTATATCTGTGGTTACTTGCGCGTCTGTGTGTTTGAATGCTCCGGTTGGTACTCGTATTGCTCCTAAAAATTCCCCTTTTTTGTTTACCTCTCCCCGCCATTGATTAAGTTGGTTATCCATTATACTTGTTGGAACGATCATTGCCATTATCCCCCCCGGCTTCAACATATCCAAACCTCGATCAATAAAATATTGCTCATGGAATTTTATATCGCTCTTTTCCCTATCATCCATTGCGCTCAATCCCCTTTTACCAAACGGACAATTCCCAACTATCGCGTCATATTCTCCCCCTTCTAAATCCGCTCCCATATTATCATAGTCTTTTACAAACTGTTCAAAACTCTGAATTCTGATATCGTGTTCATTGCCGTGTAAAATCTGTCCGATTCTTCCACTCGTCTCCTCAATCTCAATTCCGGTTACAAGCGCTTTCTCCGGTGCTGTCTCAACAAAAATTCCCGTTCCCATCGAAGGCTCTAAAACATTTCCTCCCTTAAAACCTAACTTCCCTATCATATCCCAAATAAATTCCGCTTCATCCTTACGTGTGTAAAATTCATTAAGCGAGATATCCTCAAGCGTATCTCCTAACAATCCGCCGCGTCCGGTGTACTGCGCTAATAATTCAACATCCTCAGCGCTCATCTCATCATTTTTCTTTGTCTTTAATAACTCCTCAACCTTAGCGTTAATCTCTTTACGGTTTTTCTTCCCCTTAACAACTTTAATTTCTGCCTTCGGCTCTTTTCTCTCTTCCTTTGGTTGATTGAAGAGATCGTCCTTTGCTTCCGGTTGCTCTGTGTGTCTTATTGGTTCCGCTTTCGGTGGTTTACTTTCTGCCCGATTGCCGACTGCCGATTGCCGACTGCCTACTGTAACTTTCTTATCAAACAAACTCAGTTCCTTCGGCTTACTCTCCTCCTTATCCGCCCTGAATAATCTTTTTACAAGAGGATTCTTGTTACTTCTCTTAACTACATAGCTGTGCCCGTCTTTCTGCTTCGTCTGCCCTTCAATCACTTCATCATTAAACATTCCTAACTGCGTACCGAAGGCTTTTAATATTACCCCGAATGCTTTAAGCAATTTCGGTTTATCTTTACTCTTTGCTATTGTCATTCCAAATAATTTCATTACGCTGCCTCGGTCTGGGTGAATAAATTAAATTGATCTTCATTCCCGGCAACTTCTTTTCTCTCTCTATTTGTCCAGTAACTAAACCTAGCTTCGCCTATTCTCATCCTGCCGTTCATTCCTATTCCTAATTATATTGCAATCGCAAAATCTAATTGCAATTGCGAAATAAAGTTGTTGAAGCGTTTCTCCTGTTTGTCGAAATAATCTTTATCTAATTCGTACGCTGTAAAATCAAGCCCAGCTTTGTGTGCTGATATTCTACTGCTTCCACTCCCTAAATGCGTGTCTAAAATCTTATCCCCTTGCTTTGCGTAGTTCATAAATATCCAATCGTAAAGTTTAATTGTTTTTTGTGTCGGATGGATTTTCCCATCTGGATCGGGTTCAACCGTCCTTTGCCTGTAAATTTTCGACGGAGACTCGAAAGAAGTCCAAGCCATTTCAAACGCGCTAAAATTTTCAAAAGGCTGTTCTTTATCCCAAATTAACCAACACCTTGTAGGCATAAGCGCAAAATAATTTCCACCCCAAATAATTTGTTTTTCAGAAACTCTAAACAATTCTTTAAAATAATCTTCGTTTGGGGCAACATCCCATCCCATATCCATTGCATTTATTGCTCTCGCCTTTAGCTTGCCTCTACCGTGTACAGCATCTTTGGGCAAACCATACGGCGGGTCAACCACAGCTAATTCAAAATACTTATCGGGGAACTGTTTCATCCCTTCCATACAATCAATATTAAAAGCTTCGCTAAGCATAATTCCTCATTCCTAATTGAGAATTCGTAATTAAAAAAGTGGTTAGTCACACATTACTACTAACCACTTACAACCGTACTAATGAACTAAACAGTTGGTTTCCAGATGAACTGAAGCTTTCCGGTTAACGGAGTAGTAATTGTTGCAGTAGGATTAACTATTCTAAGAATAAGTTTTGTCCCTGCCGCTACAACAACTTTTGTTGCATCAAGCGTTAACGTTGCAACATCACCAACTGCTGCGCCTGCTAAGATAATTGCACCGCTAACACCAACAATGTCGGTGCCCGCAAGCAATTTTACTTCCGGTTCGTTGCTTGTACCGGTGTTAATTACAGTAGTGATGAACTTCGCTTCCAAAATTTCCAATTTGCACGGCGCTACAAAGATGTGCTCATTTGTAGTTACGCCCGTTGCACCCGCAGCTAATGCGGCGGAAACGTTTACGTAAGGAAGATTCTGCAAAAGGTCTAACGCTTTTAAAGTATCTCCTTGATTCATAAAATCCTTTGCCGCAACCTGGGCATCGGTGAGTAATGGGAATTGTAACATGGTCTTTTCTCCTTTAGAGTTATTGTTGTTTGTTGTGTTAATTCATATAAAATGTTATATGTTAACTTAAATAATCTTTTTTTCACCTACAATAAAAAAGTTTCATCCTTCTTCTTTTTCTTAAATATTATCCGCCTCGTTATTTTCGTCCCCTTGGTAATATCCGCATTCTCCGGATCAAAACTTCCGTCATTATCAATAGCGGATTTAATCTGAGTTGGAGAAAAAACGATATAGCTATCTTTTGCTGATGGGAAATTTTTTCTAAATTGCTCATCACTCATTCGATCAAGCGAATCGGCATCTGTTTTAACTCCTCGTTTTTCTGCTTCATCATATTCTTCAAGAGGGATGCCTTCATATCTGTTCAAATAAATTATGCCATCATAATTTCTACTTTTTGCAGATTGAATTTTCTTCCACCACCTACCTCCTTCATCTTTACTCCGTTGTAATTTTTCAGCTTTTAGAAACAGAGCCATAACCATTTTACCGTTCCGCATTTTGGCTTGGTCTAATGTCCCAAAGTGAAACCCTTCAAATCTACCGGAAGATGATGATTCGCCATTTACTTTATCAAATACCTCAAACTGTGTTTTGCTGCCATGATAAACCACCAACGGCTTCCCCTCACTATCCACTACCTTACTCTCCCCAAACCACTTCTTAAAATTCTCCGTCTCCGTTTGCGGTATTTGCTTTTCTCCTTTCTCTTCACTACTTTTCGTCTGTGCTTCGGCACGTTTATCACTGCCTAAGTCATCCGCTCCGCTTTTAGCGTTCGGCTCTGTCTTAAGCGATTGTGGTTTGCTTTCATTTGTAGTCGTTGGTTCTACGGAATCAACGACTTTTTTATTTATCTTTTCAAGTATGAACTCGCTTAAATCTTCAATTGAATCAATATTATAATCCGCAATTCCATAGTTATTCCCATCGATTGTAACAACAGCGTCCCCTCTCCGGTCTTTGTAAATTATTATGTCAATGTCCTCTGGTTCATATTCAACTGGACGAAAAGGTTTATCCTTTTCATCCAATCTATAGAAATCCTGTTCAGTTCTACTCTCATGATCAGAAAATCGTATTTTAAATTTATCAGTTATTATATACGCCGAATTACCCTTTGCATCATGAAAGTCGTGCAAAGACAAACCTAGTTTCTTTCCTGTTATATCCCTTAAAGATCGGGAAAGACTTTTACTTGGATAGAATTTATTTGCGATTTCAATTTCTCGGTCGTCTTTTTCTTTTGCAATTCTTTTCTGCTCTTCGTCAAACAATTTATTATCTATCAAACCATTATTAATATCGTCAATTTTCTTTTTATTATAATCAATCAACCATTGGATGTCTTTTTTCTTCTTGTCTGTTTTTTCTTGCATCTCTTTATCTGTGAGTGATCTATCATATCTATCGTATTTATTGCTCTGATATGCAAATTTATATTCAAATCCATTCCTGATAATTATAGGTTGTCCTGTTTTTTCTTTTCCCGAGAAACTAATTTCTATTGGGTTCTCTGTATCACGAAAATCATAAGGATCGGGAACATATACATATGATTTGATTTCTGCTTGATGTTTATCTATTTCTTTATTTAATCCTTCTACGGCATTTTTTCTAATTGTTTCAATCATTCTTCCTTTTGTGTATTCATGCCATTTTGTTACATCTTTTAGTCGTATCTTTTCTTCCCCTTGCTTTTTGTCACTTGTCACTTGTGTTTTATCCTCAACCTTTCCACTTGCAACTTTCAACTTTCCGCTCTCAACCTTTTGCCAACGTTTTACACCCGGATTCTTTTTACTCGGCGCTAAAATATTCTTTGTCGTATCAACAGATTTCATAAAAACTTTTTTACCAAATATACGCAATCTGCTAAACAAACTCTTATTCACTCCCTTCTCGTACCTCGGCTTGAACACTTCATCAAACGCTTCCTTCGCCGGTTTGCCTTCGCCAAACATATCCCCTTCTAAACTTAACTTATATTTACGGATAAAATCACTTATTACGTTTTTCTTTTCCTTCTTTCCGTTTTCCTTCGTTACTTCTCTTATCGGGTCTGCTAATAGATCAAATAAAGCCAATCCTTCTTTACTTCCTTTCAACGGTTCAAATGCGTCATTTGCCGCCTGCTTAACAAAATCATCCGGCGATTTAAAGTTATTCTTAACCGCTTCATACTTTGCTAAAACCTTTATCGCTTCCTGTAAGTGAGGAACAAGATCACCCGCTTTCCCCTTCAGCGCAAAAATATCTCCAAGACTTTTAACCGTTCCCGCTCTCGCCGCTTCCGGTATCTTCTCAAAATGCTTACTGCTCTCTCCCAAAACCGATTGCGTTAATATTTGCTTAACCTTTTCTTTGTGCCCTGCATCCATTTTCCCGCTCTTCGGGTCAATATACAAGTGCGCTTCATTCTCCGGGATAATTTTCTTCTTCAGTAACTCACCTACCACATCCGGTCCAATCTCATCCAAATATTGATTAAGTGATTCATGGTTCCCTTTTGTGAACATATCGGCTAAATTATTTATTGTAGCGTCATCAATTCTTGTTGCCTTTCCTTTTGCCGCTTCCCGTTCCTCTGTTGCAAGCATCTGTGAGGTATTGCTAATTGCTCCCAATCGTTGCGCCTCTTTTGCGTCAACATTCGTTCGCCTTACCAAAATAGGCTGTTTCATCTTCTCAACATCGTCTCGACTAAAACCGTACTTCTCAACCTTTTTCAACAGATCATTTCGATACTTCTCCCCTTTGTTGCTGTAATGAAGCTGTACGCCTATTCCCCGCCCGTTCCCGGCAATTACGTTATAATCTTCATCAACAATGGGTGCGCCGTCCTGCGCGGTCTTACTGTCGCTTAAAAAGTCAAAATTCGGATTCGCTGCGATCTTGTTTATTTGTGCAATACTTTGCGGAGTGCTGCGGTCTCTATTTTGCGCGTCTGATATCGTGTAATCTCTGTTTGGCGTTCCATCCGTTTTGTGGGAAGCAATTATTTCATTAGCTTCAACAATTTCATAAGTCCCGCTCGTTACATCTTTATCGTCAAAATATATCTTCACCGGATCTAAATTACTTACAATTCCTTTACTCTCTTTTGTGGGTTCAAACAAACTCTTGCCGTTAATCGTTTTCAACTCATCAAAGGTTATACTTTTTTCATCCCCCCCTTCGTGGTAGAAAACTTTATCTTTTGAAATATCCGTTATCGGTAAATGTTTTTCTCCCAACTGCAATTTCTTAACAGGTCCATCGATGGAAGTCTGCCAGCTCATTTTCTCCGGCTTAAACTCACTCTTTATTCTGAATGTTCTTCCGCCTGCCTCAATTTCTTTTGCTGCATGGAATCTATTTGCACCAATTGTAAAGCCTCTCTCTTTGTGTAACTTCTCAAAGTCTGCAAAATCCTTCGTTCCCAAAACTTCCTTATTCTTTTTATCCCTCTCGTCCTGCAATTCAGTTAATCGTTTCTTCTCCTCTTCGCTTTGCAAAGGTTCATCTTTTCTTCGCGTCCATCGGCTCGGTCTTCTTCCCCCTCGTTTCTCAAACCTTTCTTTTTCTTCATCACTGTATTCCGGTTTAAACCTAAAAGTTCGCGCCGGTTCTTTAACCGTTTCAAATCCGTTCACCCCTCCCGTTCTTTCAACTACAACATTCTTTCTCTCCTCGTCTCTTTGTTGTTTCAAATCATTATTATAATCTTTGTGAGAAAGGAACAATCCCCGTTCCTTAGTTTCTGCATCTTCCAAACTGTAACCGTCTTCCGTAATATCCCTTATTTTATACTTCTTCCCCATAAAATTCATAGTATAATCTTCTTTCCCGTCAACCATAAAACTAATATTCTGATCCTCCGGGTTATAGTTCCACCTTACCGTTCTAAGCCCGTTTTCCGTTTCAACGCGCTTCACCATTTCAAGATCGTTCTTTCTCCCAAATCCCGTTTTCTTCGCCGCGTCAACAAAATTTTTATACTTAGGCTGCTCTTCATAACTGATGTTGTAATTATCCGCTCCCCCGCTCCCTATCCTTCGCTCCGCTTCACCCTGGTAAACATCACTGTATTTATTTAACCGTTTCTCCTCTTTCTTCGGTTCGTATTTCTCCAACTGCTTTTCAAGATTGATCACCTTTAGCTTATTATCAGCCGTGTTTATCAATGCCGCTTTGCCGGTTATCCTCAATATCTTTGCATCGTTCCCCTCATACTGCATCGTGGCCCCTTCCTTCATTAGTTGATGCTGCTTAACCTTTTCAACATGCTCTTTTTTGTTGATCACCTTCATTTCCCCGCCGAAATTTACCGCAAGCATATTTGTTGATGCTTCCATTATCCGGCCGAGTTTATTATCCTGCCTAACAATGTCGCCCACCTTAAAATCTTCCAACTGATAATCGGCGCTCGTCTGTCCCCCCTCAACAGCTTTTCCCGCTTCATCTCTCCATTCCTTTTTACCGGAAGGGAGTTCATACAGATAAATATACCCGTCTCCACTTTTCGCCGGTTTCCGTTCAATGTACTTATGATTCGGTTTCATTCCCCCTTTCGCGTTCCATGCAGTTCCACCCATTGTCGATTGCCTACTGCCGACTGCCGACTGAATATTAAACACCTTCGGCGCTCTAAGCGTTGTTGCAATTCCCTTTATTAAAATTCTTTTCGCCGCAACACTTTCCTTTACGGTTATACTTTTATGTAAAAACGTATTCATAAACATTGAGGTTTTCTCAACCTTAGCCTCAACCTCTTTCCCATTTATCGTCTTAGAAAAAATAACACTTTTCCCCTTACTCAAAACTTTATCGGGATCAGTTAATACATCCCTAACAATTTCACTTTCACTTTTTACCAACACTTTCCCCGCAAGTGTATTAAATTTTCCCGATACCTTTATCTTTTCTAAAGTTATCTCGGGTTGTTCCAAACTCTTTAACAAAATATTATTCAGAACTTCCCTTTTCACCCTTTTAAGCTCAGTCCCTTTTTTCAGAATTACAAAATTCTTCGAATAATCCACAACCTTTCCAAAATTTGTTTTCACTCCCTTCTTTACACAATTAACCGGTTTACTGTCCAGCAAGTGCCCGTTTGCATCTCTTGTTACTATGCAATTGCACTCAATAGATTTAGTAACAAATCCCCCTTCATAATCCGGTAACTTATATAAAAACATTTTTTAATTCCTAATTGCTTTTTGTAATACTCTGTATTTTTTCCGCTAATTCATGCTGCCCTATCAGCACAAGAATAATCGATACGATCACCCCAGCTAAAATTATTATCGGCAATAACTTTGAACTCCACCAATTTAACTTGCCTATCCCGCTCTTAAACCCGCTATCCATATGGTCTGTAAGCTCTTCTCTTATTTTTTTTATTTCCGCCTTAAAACTTTCTTCCATCGCTTTAGTCTTTTTTACTCCATTATCATAAAGCACCTGAAATAAATCTTTTCTCTTCCAGCCTACTTCCTTACCGTCACTACCACCATTCACAATATAGATAAGATCAAACGATTCAAGTTTTTTCATAATCAAATTATGACTGTTCCTAATCTCTTCCTTAAACTCATTATAATCTGCTTTAAAGAATTCATTGTTAAATTCTCTTGTAAGTTCGTCTTTTCCATCCGCCATTGCTTTGTTCCTTTCATAAAAACAATAAAATAATAAGTGAAGTGATTAGTAAACCGATCTTTAACCAAGGATGAGCAAAAACATCAAACGTACTTGTGCTCTGCCCGCTTATAAAAAAAATATTCTTATTACGCGCAATATTTATTGCCCCGTCATAAGCTGTCCAGAAAACTGAGGCTATTAAGAAAACCACCTTAACAGCCTCGCCTATGCTTATCAAATAGGAAGACAAGCAATAACCAAAGAGTATTGCAAATACACGCTCAAACAATTGGAACCAATGCCAAGACTTAGTCAAATACCTGTCCTGCAAAATATCCGTAACAACATATCTTTCGCGATATTCATAGCTCTCTGCCAACGCAGCACAAGTCACAAATAATAAACCAACTGTAATAACTATTAACATTCCCTTACCTTTATAAAATATTTTTAACATTAAAAACCATTCTACTACCCAAAAAACTCCCTCTGCGTATTTTACCCAAGCCTTCCACTCACCGGTTTTCTTATCGTGCATAAACGAATCAAGAAGAATGTGGATGTTTGAATAAGGGATCGACAAGTTTAAAAAAGTAAGTGCATGGAGTTTATTATATCCAGCCCAATCAGACCGATTTTTTTGGAATAATCTCGTTAAGTCGGGGCGCATCCCCAATAAAGCTGCTGCAATTATTAAATACCACTTAGGATAAATGACGTACTGTATTAATGCAGCCTGTATGCCATGTTGCGGCGTAGTCATTTCCTTTTTCCCTTTTCATTAATCGTTTGCGCTCCGCTCTTTACCTTTTTAACAATTCTTTTTCGCTTCTTTGGTCCAAGCTTCGGTACAATCTCTTCAATCACAACCGGTTTAACTTCCTTCCCTATATTCGGGAACAACCCCTTAAAAAACACTTTAACTTTCTTCAATAAATTTTTCATAATGTTTTCTCCTAATTCCTAATTCGTAATTGTATTCTCGTACCATTCTTGCCATTTATCTTCATCTTCAACCCGTGCCCTCATTTGTCCATGTTCGTCAATCCACATAAACTCCGGTTTAATACCAACCCATCTGCAATGACATTCTGGGTGTGCCGGGCAAACGGGCATCGAATGTTCATGATGTTCTTTCTCCCGCAAATTATCTTCCTTATTCCCTCTGTGCTTATCAATCCGTTTACGATTGCTTGTACTTCTGCCGTAATTATTTTTACCTACCCAAATTTCAGTTTCCCAAACCTTCGCCCACTTCTCATATTCCGCTCCCTTCATAGTTGTGTAATCCGGCGGAATATCTTTTCTTACTTTAAAAACTTGCCCGTTAATCTCAGCGGCACAAAATCCGCAAGCATCCGGCATGCTTAGTCCAACAACATAAGCGCCTTCTTCCTGCATTGATATAAAACCGTTATTAAAAATATAATTGGCTTCAGTAATTGCTGTCCTTTTCCAATTCCTATTAATTTCGCCCACGTCATCCTTGCAAAGTTCCCGCAACTTGCCAATTAACTTTTTCCCGTCCCCTCGTGTCTTAACGTTTTCAACAAGTGCCTCACGTACTGTCTGGATGGTGCTCTGCGTTGTGTTAGTCATCAGCACGGCGCTTTCTTCTACTGCCTGCTGTAATGCCATTGCCTCCTCAATGCTAAGTCCGTACTGCTTTGCCGCGTCCGTTACATATTTTGGTAAGCTGCTTAAATTCCCAAGTCTGAAGATGTTCCCGGTTAGATCGGTATGCGCTAAATATCGCCCCATTACATACGCGCGTAAAAGCCAAACCTTCGCTTCGTTTATTTTTGTAGTAAAGTAATTTTTAATAAAGGAATCAACCTGCTCAAGTTCCTGTGTGGTAAACATCGCCCTACTATCAAGGTCGTAATTCTTCTTTAGAAATGATGTTAGTTCCTTGTAAAAATCTTCGGGAGAAATAACCTCTTCAAAAAGGATTTGTTCAATCATTCCTAATTCTTTTAAATGCAGAATTTTTCCGTCAAGCGGTGAGATTAACACTATTCAACTCCTCCCAAATATCCTTCGGCTGTACGTAAAATCCATTCTATTTCACTTGCATTAAAACCGGTTTTATCCGAAACTTTCTTAACCATTTCAAGATATTTTTCTTCGGATATTGTTTCTCTCTTAACCTCTCGCTGTGCCGTTGCCCCCTCACTCTTCATTGTTGCAACAATAGGCTGCCCAAACACGCAATTAGCATAATGAAAATTATTTACCGTTCCCTTTGTTTCAATTCCTTCAACTTCTAAAACTTTCTGCCCCCAAATTTTAATAATTATCATTGCTGCAACTCCTTATCAATCTCAACATTACTAGCTCCTTTGTATTTTTCAATTAGCGCCTTATCATCCTCAGTTAATCCGTCACTCCCTTCCTCTCCTCCTGGCTGTCCTTGTTCACCATTGCCTACTGCCGACTGATCACTGCCAACTGCCTGCTGCTGCTGTTCTGCCGCTTGCTTATTTGAAAAAGATTGCATCTTAAACTGAACCGCAGATCTTATTACTTCACTATTTACTCCGGGGATGTCAAAAAGATTCGTCTCCTCATCAATCATTAACGTGTATTTCTCTTTGTCCTCTTCTGCCAAAACATCATTAAAGCTTTTGAAAGTCTGTAAATTCAACTTTGTTATTTCTTGCTTTAGTTTCTTATCTTCAATTTCAAACCCGGCAAAATCCAACTCAACTTTCATCTGAGTGATCTGCTGAAATAAATTCAATCCGTATTTATCCGTAACGTTAAGTGAATCTTTCAGATGCGTAAGAAAAGTTCTTTCACCCATATCCCTATTCTCGTTTACAACTCCGTCCGCGCTTTTTTCCCCTATACTCTGTGGTCGAATTGCATCACTGTGTGCGCCTAAACTAACTTCGCGCGGATCTGTTCCACTCAACCGGCAAAAAATAGAAAACAATAATGTTATCCATAAATGATATTCCATCTCACGACTATTCCCGCCTATCCCTACCCATTTCCCATCCCCTTTCTCGCTGTTCAATCCCATTATCGGAAAACGGTTTGGCGCGGTTCCGCCCATGTACGCGCTCATTACCTTTTTCAATTTCTCTAGCTGAAGCGCTCCAATTCCGCCGCCGGTGAATAGCACGAATCCTTTGGGTAATTTGTTGTTCATAAAATTACTTGCGTTCATCTTCAGCGCGTTAATAATGTAAGTTAGAATGTTAATAGATTGTTCAACTATCCCGTAACCTCTTTGTGTAAACCTAAAATCGCTCCTGGTAAAAAAGTGGAACTTTCTTACGTTATAATCCGTTGTTGCTCCTAATCGCATGTTATTGTAATGCAATACAAAATCCGGTTCTACCGGTAATTCATCCTCACCAATAAAAGCCCGTTTACCTGTTACCATTGTTTCCCAATCTTCAAGATAAGGTGTCATATAGTCTTCCTCGCCTCGCCAATTAGGATAAACCCTGCTCTTCTTCAAAACCGGTTTATAAATAATCGGGTCTTGCAAATGCATCGCTATCGGGTCGCCTAATCCGTCACGCCTAATCTCACAAGTTATGTCATCATAATCAAACCAATCCTCATAAGCGTTCCCAATAAACTTTGCAAAGTTCGCCCATCTATCGTTTGCCGGGAAAAAGAAATTCTTAAAAATCTTATCTTCCCAAATTCTTAACCTTAACTTTTCATCTTTCGTGGGTGAATAATCTGGATCACAAAAGATAAGCCTGCCGCCTCTTTGTATCCCGTCCGCCTTTGGGACTCTTCCATATTGCGACAAACCAAGCCGCCGATGGTTCTTCACCAATCTTCCCGCTTCAGTATTGCCTGCCCGTCTTAATACACGGTACGGCACATCCATGTTCTCCCAATTGATGATCCTTTGCTGTCCGGAATATTCAAAATTAAAACCTTCAATCTCTTGTAATACGGAATTCATCTCCTCCGCAAGCGGTAAAACTATTCCCCCCGATTTTCCTTGCTCGTTCAAACGTTTTTGCAACGCTTCATCCATCATCATACCGTCTAACAATTCCTCCGTACTTTGTACATGTTCTTCGGTATCTTTGGGATTTTTTGCGCTTTCGTCTAAAAATATGTTCATTGTGATGAGTTCCTATATATTAACAAACTAACAATCCGATTTAGTTATTTATTTATTCTCCGAAGGGTTGAAAATTCAACTTTCATTCTCCTTCCCCTTGATAAGGGGAAGGGTAGGGATGGGATTGTCTCTCTCGCAAATAATTTCGCAAGACGAAATAATGGTAGCTGCTAAAGTACGTTGGTATTTTTCTCTTGTTAGTTCGGTTTGTAAGTTATATTCAAAACACTTTCCACCTTTTAACGGGATTAATCCGTTTTCTATAGGATAATATTTGCCATTTTCTTTCATAATCCTTCCTTCTCAGTAATCAATATTTTGTTTTAAAGATTCAATGTACTGTTCGTGCACTTGTTCCATCGTTGGAAGTTTTTCTAAAACGAGATATTCATCATAAGTGCATTCTTCAATGTCATCCCAAGTATCGCCGTCTTTATCTGTCCACGCTAAATAATAATATCTACTTTCTTCATCGTGTTCAGTTTCGGGAGGTTCTCCGGGTTCCCAAACGAACTTCCAAAGATTATATTCGCCGTTGTATCTTGTTAAGAATACGCAAGCGTAATTTGGTTTTTCTTTTTGCCATAATAGATTTTCCATATTGTTCTCCTTTGGTTTTAATTCCTAATTCCTAATTGACAATTCCTACTTGTCCGCCTCTGGCGGAATTACTCAAGCCCCATACCTTTTAAGTCCACAAACGATCCTCCCCGCGCAAATTCATCTGCTATCTGCGACTGTTTCCAACCCGCGTAATCCTCTTCACAAAAAGAACGGAATTCAATCATTTCCTCAACATCAAACTCTAACTTATAATTTTCCCTAAAGTATTTGACATAATTACTCTCATGCGGCGGTAGTTTGTTTTCCTGTAGAAACTTCTTGATCACAAAAAACTTATTCACCGTCTCATCCAACAAACTTTCCTTCCCCTCCTCCAAAACATTTATCTCTTCTCCATTGATTTTCATTTGTTAGTCCTTCTATTTTTTTACTTTCGGTATCCATGTATCTTTTGACGACAAATGATATTTTTTGCAAAATGGACATCGATAAATACGTTGACTATATTTACATGCATACACAAAAGCCTGAAAGAAAGTTTTATAAACTTTTTTCCCGGTACACATTCTTTTTCTTACCGCCTTACCCATTGTCTAAAGATGCCCCTCTTCCCATTCCCGCACCAATATCTTTTCATAACCCTCAGGATGCTTTCTCAAATACTTCTCCGCTTCCTTTTCCGTAAACCTTCTACCATAAACTGCTTGCGTTGTATGCCCTAACTCTGCTACATAAAGCCCGTTTCTTGCCTCCTGCAACAAATAAACCGGATCTTCTTTTTTCTTCATTGTTCACTTTCATTTTTAGTTTAAGCAAATATTATTATTGGACTTATCTTCAATCTTTATACTTATAATTTTTTCTTTGGGGACCATTCCCTCAAGTTCTTCAACCGCATCTTTTAAAGTCCAAACACCTCCTGGCACTTTTGATATTTCTAATTCCTTACCAAACATTGTTTCGGCTTTTTCAACATACTCTTTATAATTTTCAGAAGTTATCTGTTCGTTAAAATCATTCCATTCGTCTAATTGTGGATGCTCGGCAATAACAAAACTTTTGCAAAAACGCGCGGCTCTTGGTAATTGGTGTGTAAATAGATTATCATCAAGCATATAGTTCAATATCTTGTAAACATTGTCCATACTTGTTATTAATTTCTTATGTGTAATGCTTAAAACTATCTCAATACCAAATTTCATTTTATTTCTTCTACTTTATTTAAAATGGTATAATCATAATCATAATCGTATTTAAAACTTATCCCCGCGCCCTTAAACATTTTGTCCAGGTCAATCGGACACAAACAATACTCATCCCTCACCTCACTATTCTCATAACCGTTGCAAAGAATTAACGGCACATCCGGGAACTCCTTTTTCAACTCTCCCACCGTTCCAATCACTTCCTCTCCCTTGTAAACCATTACACACATCTTGCTTTCCTTTCTACTTTCTACTTTCAACTAAAGTATTTCTTCTTTCCACTTCTTCAGCGCCGAAACTTCCCGAGTTAAGCCCTCTATCTTCTTTATCAACTCACTTTCATTAATATTCCTTGGCATCGTTGATTTTAAGTAACTAAGCTGCGTTATTACAGATTTCTGTATCTCAATTATGTTTTTATTTAGTCTATAAATAAATTTGTAAACCCTTGCATAAACAGCTACCTCTCTCCCCATTACTTCCTTAAAATGTGTAGCCATCAACTGATCTTTTTTCGGCTTCTTCGCTTCCGTATCTCCATAATCTCCCTTGCTGTAATTCATTAAGTACTCCGCGTCTGCTTCCATCTTCGGCAAACGGGCAAGGTAAGTAACCAACACACTAAGATAAGTGCTCATAGCATCGCCGCTCTCGTTGCTATAACCGCAAGCCAAGCCCTCAGCTATCTCTATGGCTTCCTCTAAAATCTTTTCCGCGTTTATGTCTAATCTTTCTTTCATTTGTTCATCACGATCTTTCTTATCGTTTCAAAGGCTAACGACTTGTATTCATCCATCAATAACTCAATGCATGCATTTGAGTTTATTCTTAACTCACGTAACCGGAAATACTCTTTTCTTATTCCGATATTTCTTATCGCAATAAAATCAAGCACTCCTTTCTTTTGCAATTGCTCAAACTGCTCATCACTTATTATTTCACCCAACGGATTTTTTATTTCGCTCATCTCTCAGCTCCTTTTTAAATTGAATAATTTCCTTCTTCAGCTTAATTACATACATTATTAAATTTCTTATTGCTCCCGGGATCTTCTCAATTAACCAATCCCGGTTCGTTTGGTTTTCATTGTGATCTTCCGGTCTTACCGCTACACCCAATAAATCCGTGCTCTTCATCCCTACCGTACTTGTAAATACATGATGAAATTCACTCCCCGGTATTTGCTCTCTAACCAAATCCTTAAACTCCTCATCCCGTTGCGGATTCTGCAAAGCAACATTTTTTATCCGCAAAAACAGTATGTCGCCGTCACTTTTCAATCAGCCTCCTAATATCATCAGCTATCCGGTACTCATAATTCTTTTCCTTGGTAACATCAACCGTATATCTTAACAATGTCCATCCTTCCATCGCGGCTAAGGTATATTTTTTGCAATCATTGGTGTATCCTTTTCCTCTTACATGTCTTCCTTGGCTATATACGCCTCCTTCAAATTCAAATGCAATTTTATGTGCCGGTAATGCCATGTCGAAGCGAAACCTTCTGTCCCTCAAAAACTTATATTCCCTTGTTGCCTTAAATCCAATTGCGCTCAAAGCCGAAACAATTTTCCCGATAACATCCTCCTCATCCTTTTTCTTAATCCTAATCTTAATCGTACTCTCTTTATCATCAAATCTTTCAATCTTGTTATTTTGCAATTTTGCAACTGCTCCCGCTGTCCATCCGCTAAACCTTCCCATTACGCTGCCTCCTCTTCCGGTTGATCGAACAAGTTTAGCATAAATGGAGCTAACCTTTTCTCAGCAATCTTTATGTAATTTTCGTTCAACTCTATCCCTATGAAATTTCTTCCGCTCCTCAGCGCAACTAAACCGGTTGTTCCGGCACCAAAGAAAGGATCAAGCACTATCGCCGGTTTTACTTTGTCCGTCTCACACTTGCAAGTTTTCTTCCAGCCTATTGTTTTGGTTTTTCTTAGCTGCCCGTGTTCGTGAATATAATTTATGTACTTTTTCTGCATTAAAGGATCACCCGGGTACAACTCCTCCGCTTCAATTCTGCTCTCATCTCTTTCTGCAACTATGGTTTGTTCCCTCATAAATGCGTTAAGCTGCTGCCCCGTCTCCGCTTCATTGTACTTGCTGTTATACATCCGCATTTTTTGTTCTGTATCCTCATTAACACTTGTCACCCTATCAACCGAACCTCGGTTCGGTTGATCTTTCGGCGTTATTTGATGCTCGGTTGCTCTGCTTCGGTATTGTTTGTCTGCATCTTTCAAGAAATCTCTTTTAGAAACTTTCTCCAAAATCCTTTCATACGGCTTCCCGCATTCCGCACAAACTCCGCGTTCACTCGTTCCGGCAAGTATGCAAGGTTCAATCAGCTTTTGAGGAAATGTAGCAAAGTGCGCCTCCGCAAACGGCGTTGTGGTTACCTCCCAAACACTCCGCTTATTCCTTCCCGAAGGATCACCAACTCCACGTTTCTGTCCTATATTGGTTGACATATTTGCTTTATACAACGGGTCATCAGCATTAAGCGTCTTCCCTCCAATCCTATCTTTCTGCTCATACATCTTTTTCAAATCACTTGGACCACTCGCCGGTTCTTCTCTTATCGCTTCTGCGTCGTAATAATACTTTTGACTTTTCGTAAGCAAGAATATGTACTCATGCGCTTTTGTTGGTCTATCCGTTACACTCTCCGGCATCGGGTTCTTTTTGCTCCAAATTATATCGCTCCTTAACCACCAGCCGTCTTGCTGTAAAGCTATTGCAACTCTCCAGGGTATTCCTATCAGATCTTTTGGTTTTAAAATGGTATGTTTCTTTGTGGTATGCCCTTTGGTTGTGCCGTAACTATCGGTTTTCAGTCCAAAGTTTTCAGTTTCTTCTGTGTGCCCGCTTGCATTTCCGCTTCCCCAATAACTATCGCCAAGGTTCAACCATGCCGTACCGTCCTTTCTCAATACTCTTTTTATCTCACGGAAGATTTGTACAACATGTTCTATGTAAAGCTCCGGCGTTGGTTCAAGTCCAAGTTCCCCTTTCCATGCACCGCACTTTAAACAGAAACCGGAAACATATTCTTTCTTTTTAGTCGCGTAAGAATTATTGTTGTTTTTAGCGTTGCCATAATCTAAAGTAGTCTTCGCCCCAATTTTCCCTTCAGCTAATTGATTTGTTTTCTCTTCAAACTCATGTTCACAAGTATGATATTTGGAATTTATTAGTGTGGCTATTCTCTTTTCTTCCGGTCTTCCGTCATTCTTCAATCCGCTTTTTGAAAAATCTTTCTGCGCTTTGTCTTTTACAGAAATACTATTATCAAACTCATGCTCACAACTAACACCTTTTGCCCAATTCTCTTTTGCCTTTTGTCCGGGGGTATCCCTTAATGTGCTTTTGCTGCTGCATCCGCCTAAATTATGTTTCTTTTCCCCTTCATAAAATTCATGTTCGCCGCATGCAGTGTACCCTTCCGGCTTCCATATCTGCGGCTGTGTTCCGTAATTTCTAACTCCATAATAAGGTGGTGAAGTTATCATGCAGTGTACCCTTCCGGCTTCCATATCTTTCAACCTTTCGAGTACATTCCCTTGTAATATTATATTTCTCAATACTTGCATCCTTTGGGACAAATAGCTTTGCCGCTTTGCGTATAATTAACATTCGTAAAACACTTTGGGCAAAAGCCTAACAAATGGCAAACCTTTGTGTAGTAGTATTTAATTTTATATTTCAGTTTCAAACTTAACATATATTTTCCTCAAAGTTATTATATAAGATAAATCATATATTAACATTTATAATTTTCTTCTTAGCTCACCCATCCATACGCTCGCGCAACTATGTCATGCCGTAAGGGGATTTCATACTTCTTTTCAAAATCAGATTTCTTTCTCCCCCCTCTTTTTGCATTATCCTTTTTATGCTGCGCTTCGTCATTTTCCCTAAAACACTTTTTACAGATAAATCCCTTCCTATCAATTTCCCCTCCGCATTGTTTACAGTTCTTCACCTTCAACAATCGGTGAGCACACCCGCATTCACAACAGCAATGTGTTACCGCTTTGTTTGGAGATGTTACCTCGTTATTACACGGCGGATATTCACAAATCCGCTTCTCTCTCATTTTAACTTGTCCATCAATAATCATAAATTTCCCTTACATATTCGGCTAACTTTACTGTGCGCCGCAAGTCAAGATTCATCTTTTCCGCTATCATCTTCAGCATCTTGTCCGGTTCAACTTCTTCCCTTAATAAGTCGCTCTTAATATCCATAAACCGCTCTGCAAGTTCCCGCAACTTGCTTTCACTCAGTCCGTCTATTCCATCTGCCATGCCTGCTACTCCTTGCGTCTCAAGCGCCATAATATCGTGGTTTAATATTGCTACAACGTCCTGCACATCCTTGCTGTATCCCGCCGGGTGATCGATTTTATTTCCTAAGTTCATAAGCTTTTCCCCTTCCAATACCCAAAGTCCGGAGGGAGAAATTTTAACTAAAAGAATTTGTACTTTGTGCGTCTCTTCATCATCTCCACAAATAGCAATGTTGTTATTCCAAGTATTCCACCTTACCATTTCGTAAAGCTTCACTTGCTGCTTATTGCTGAAGTTGTAAGTCTGTGCATCAATCCCCTTGGCAATTATCTCCTGCCTTAATTTTTCGTTCTGGAAGTGATCACTGTTTGCGGATTTTATGTTCGGGAATGCTTTTAAGAAGATTGAAAGGATATCGCCTATTTTAAGATAATCAACCGGACAACCTGGCGTTGGTTCGATTATTACAAGTACATCAATTACCGGCTTTTTGTTCGTAAGAATAACCTCAATCTCTGAATCGATAAACAACTCCATCCTCTTCGCGTCAATCGTTTCACCGTACCCCAAACCGATAATAAACCTATCCTTTGTTTTCCCCGCGTCATACGCAAGGCATCTTTCGCGTTTGTCCCCTTCAATCTTCAGCACTTCAATACTTGAAAACGTGCTTGTGTTCCCGTTGTCTAATTTTCGGTAAACCTTCTTCGGTTTGTAATGAATTTTGTTCTTTATGCTTGTGTCAACAGCTTCTTTTAGTTTAAAAGAATACGGCTGGTAAAAATTATCCTTGCTTATCGGCTTAACACAACCAAACCGGCAATTCGCGCGTAATGGATTTGTCCTGAATTCTTTTTCAAACATCTCTTTCGTTCTTGCCGGGTTAAAATCCCAGGTTGTGGCTTTCATTCCATACATGTCGGGATTCTTTAACTTCCCTTGTTCGTCCAACTCTTGTGAAAGTTCAAACCGGTAGTTTGTTAAATCAAAATCTGTTTCGTTCGGATAAGCCCATTCCATTGTTTTCCCTATGTTGCCCGGAAAACTTGCCTTTGTGTTGCCTAAAAGAAGCTCCAACAATCCTTCCGCCTGCGCGTAAGTTACTTTTGTTTCTGCTCGCGAAAGTTCGTCTGCATAACCCCTAAGCATGTGTATTCCTTCCGGCGCTTGTTTGCTGCTGTTATAAGATAAAAGCCTTATGCTTCCTCCTCCGCTCTTCTTTACCGGGAAAACTATTTCTTTCTTTTTCAGATCTCCAAACTGTTCCCGAAGGTCTAGCCCGGCGTATCTCTCAAACCAATTATCTCCCGTTTTCGGGTCTTTTGTTAGCTTCAGTACATTTTTCACACTTTCAAAGAACGCTCGCTTTGCTTGTAATTCGTTTACCATACTAACGTTCACAAGATCAAAGGTTTTTTCCGGAGGATACGGCACCAATGATCCCGTAACTTCTCCAAAATATTCATGTGGATTTTCTAAACAGCTTATCCTGTAAGTTGCGTAAGCAATATCACCCTCAGCCCAATAGTTCTTCCCTCCCTTCATTCCAACCAGCAACACTATTTCGTGAAATTTCTTATCCCATACAGAGGGATCGTTCCCCCAAACGGCAAGATAAGCTTCTCGCTGAAGTTTGCCCGGCTCTCTCCCTAAGAATTCTCTTAGGAAAGAAATCACGTCCGCAACCTCACCAACATCGCGCCGGTAAATTGTGTTTTTACTCGTTTGTATCGATAATGTGTACTTCCGTTGGTTCTCTTCGTTCTGCCACCTTCTCTTCGTTTTGGGCGAATAACTCTCTAACCACGGCGTTAATTTCGATTGCTCTGTTTCTAAATCTAACATAAGTGTCGTCTGATAATACTTGCATTGCTATAAATAGTGTGTCTAAAACTTCCTTAACTTGCGTTAGCCCCTTAGCTACAATTTCCAAATCCACAAATGCCTTAAACTGATTCCTCAACTCCGCAATTGCTTTTATCCGCAGCGTATCTCTTGCATAAAAGTTTCCCGCTTCAGCTATTGCCTGTCCTATCCTTTTGTTTAGTGCATCCTTTTCTTTTTGTAGCTCAATCATTCCCGCTTCTGTGCTAACCTCGGTCGCACAATCCAAGAAAGTATCAACCTTCTTGTTCAACTCTTGCAGCTCACTTACAACATTTTCGCTTTTCTCTTTCTGCTCACCTTGTATGCTCTCAAGATTAAGCACACTGTACCTCATCCCCGCAAGAATATCAATTACGTTGTTTACAATTATTTCACTTTTGTTCGTTATGGCAATAGCATTTGCCGTAAGGCTAAGTTTATTCTTGTGCGCTTGCTTCATCGGTCTGGACCTGCGCGTCTTCTTCCCCTTTGGCTCATCAATGTACTCCGCTTTTATCCTTGCTATTTTGGAAGTGCTCTTGAAGCCGTATTTTTCCATTATTTCACGAAAGGGAGTGTGCTTCTTGATAAGCTCAACTATTTCTTGGTCGAATTCTTTTGTCCGCATAGGTATAGACCGTTCTTATCTACTGTTCTTTTTGTTCTGATTTTTCGGACTGTTCTGCAACATCTGTTCTACCCGCATCATTTAAGGGGAAAATGTTAGTCTGTTCTACTTTTTCTTCACTGTTCTGCTCTTCTTTCGGTTGTTCTATTTCTTTCGGTTCTTCCGCTTTATCCCGTGCTTGGCTATCCGCTTTCTCTTTTTCGTAAAAAGGAGTTACTGCGGAAATGATCGATCGGAAGCAAATCATATCAATCTCTGCATGATAGAGAATGTCTCTTTGCGGCACATAGCTAATTAACAGCCTGCTTGCATGTATTGCAATGTGATCAATAATGCTGATATTCTTCTTCCCGTTTGTAAGTGTTGTATGCTTTTTCAAAAACACCCGTGCAAAATCAAATACCGGTTTATCTTCCGACTTCTCAAAACCCGGATCAAGCGAAATCTTTTCAAAGTTATATTCAAACGTATCTGCATTAGTCCCGTCAACCATTAACAGAAAACGCATAACGTTAATGTTATCCCAATTACACTCAAACATGATCTTCTTGCATTGTAAAACGTTTAGAACAAGCCCTTTGGCTGTAAATATTAACGGCATTGTGGCTTTTCTTCCGATGTGATTAAGCTGCTGAGATAAGTTACCCATCACTTGTATTATCCCTAATTGCGCTCCCTCATCTTTTGTTGCCGCAACTCCACCAATAAAGTAATTTGTTTCCAATTGTCGCTGTTCAATTTTTTCAAGCCGTTCCATTAACTCCCTCATCTTACCTTCAGCGTACATACTTAATTCTAATAGTGCATTCCGATTCCTTTCAATAATTTGATGCCCTACCTCCTTTATCGTGTTGATTATCGGTGAAAAAATAAATGCCAAGATTGAAATGAGTAACTTTTTCATAGTACGTTCCTTTGTGTTTTGTTGTTTGAATTTTGTTATTTTTTTTAAAATGGAAGGTCTTCTTCCGTTCCTGGTTGTAATTCTCCGCGCTCTTCTTCCTGATGACTTTGTTCGCCGCTTTCGCTTTGCGCCTCACCTTTCCGGTCCAACGTAATAACTTGCTTTGCTACAACTTTGGTATTGTAGTGAGTTACCCCATCTTTCTCATATTTGTCAGTTCGCATTTCTCCGGTAACTAAAACCTTTGCCCCTTTTTTCAATCTCTCCTTTATGTAATCTGAGGGGTTCCAAACTGTAATGTTATGCCAGTCCGTTTCCTTTTTCCACTCTCCGGCTTTATCCTTCCAACTTCTTTCCGTTGCAATACTAAATGATGAGACAGTGCTTGACCCCGCTGTTCTCGTCTCGCAATCTTTCCCCAACGTTCCTAATAGTGTAACCTGATTTAATGTAAATGACATATTCACTTCTTTGTTAAATAATAAAATTGCTTATTTGATAATGTACTTTCTTAGCCGTGCCTTCATTTGTTGTAATCTCAAACTCTAACCGTCCGGTAAAATTTGGGCGAAATCTCCCGCTCATCAACAGAACTTTTATTATTTTCGATTCGTAAAAATGGCGTTGGCTTACGCCTAAGTCTTCGTTGTTTACCTCAATCCTTTTCAACTCTCCCCGTCTCCACCTGGTAACTATCTTTGTCGTAATCTCCCCTTGTGTTTTCCCCTTGTTCGTTAATTCGGAAAATATTTTTTTGATCTCTTCAACATCAAATCGCGGCTTAGTTCTCATTCTTTTTTCCATGCTTCAGCTCCTATGTTAATTTATTAAAAATTACATGTGTTAACTTATTTCATTTTTTAATTATTTACAAAAACTATTTTCCAATCACTTCCATTTTTCTAAAATTTGCAACATACCCGGCAATAAACTTCTCAGCTTCTAACATTGCTTCGTTCTCGCTGTTCACTATGATATCGCTTTGCAAACTTTCATCTCCTTTATTATTCGGGAGCTTTACAACATATTTTATTTTCTCTAAGTGAACAGCTTTGGTAATAATTGCTACCGTCATTTCATTTATTCTGCCTATCCTCATCCATCTTCCAAACTTATCGTCAGCTTCAGTTGTGCTGTAACGTTTCTCCCAAATAATTGGGGCAATTTTCTCCGTTCTCTCTCTACTTGCTTTCTCCATAATCGGAGTATTTTCGGAAGCGATAATATCATCTTCCTTCATTGCTCTTAACAAACAATCTTCTTCATTTCCCATTGTCTTTTTCTCCTTCATCTGTTGCAAGTGGGTTGTGTGTCTGTTCGTATTTTAGTCTTTCCAACAAACTTTCATTCTCTGCAATAGGAATTTGAAAATTAAAACCCCAAACCGCCTGTGCAGACTTGAATGTTTTTATCCTTTCATCAATTCTGATTATACGTTCTTGTTCTTCTGTATTCTCTTTGGCTATGCGGGTTAAATTATCCTCATAATATTTAATCACACTCAGCAAATCAGCGGTTGTTGCCGTGTGTATAGTCGCAATTTCAAGCTCGTTTGTCTCTGTGTTAAATACTCGTATCCCGTAATCACTGAACATTCTTTGCATCTCTCCAATGGTCATAGGTATTTGTTCTGCAATCTCTTTCACTTGTTTCCGGTTAAATACTTTTTCTAAACTCATACTTTTTTCTCCGTTTTATTTAATAGTTTTTCCACTTCTTCAATAGCTGTTTTTCTTGATCGCTCTTTCAACCAAAATCCCCTAGGCATATCAGTAGTTCTATATTCCCATTCTCCACTTTTCATACGCCGGATAAGGTCTCCATTATCACTCCTCCACGTTGTGGGGTTATTCGAAGAACAATGCCATGTTGTCATACCTTTTTCTCCGCTATGCTTTTTGAATTAATCATTCCCTTAAGAATCGAACTAAAACTTTCTTCTCCTGGTGGACTTTCTTCGTTATTGTGCAGCATCTTTTCCGCTTCAATTTTCTCTTTATTCTTATCCAACTCTGCCAATTCTTCGCGGTAAATAATTATTGCATCCTCAATCTTTCCTTCAATCCTTGAAAAAAGATACCGGAAGTTTTTCTGTTCTGCTGTAAAATCTTTGTACTCGATAAAAACATTAAGTGCAATTTTGTAACATCTATCTCGAGGAAAAACACTCTCAGAAATGATATTAAACAGCCTTGTCCTTACCGATTTTGTTATATCCAACTCCCAACAGTAGTGCCCTATCATGTCATTTAATGCTGCTTGTAAAAAGTAAAGATCGTTAAAATTTGAAAACGTAAAGAAGTAAGGAGTTTCATCTGCTTTTGTTTCCTCTTCTTTACTTTTGTTTTCTATAGTTTTCTTTACTTTACTTTGTGTACTAAACTCCGGTGCATTTCCCGTGTTAATGGTGGTTTCCTCCGGTATTACTCCGGTGGTAATTGGGGTTTCCTCTGGAAATAACTCAAATGTTGTTACTTTCGGTGTTTCCTCTTCATCAATCAAATTATATTCATGACTAATAACACTATGTTTCCGCTTTGCATCGGCACAAATTTTAAGATACCTTTTTTGTATTCCTCTCCCGGTTAAAACCTTGTACTTGTCAAATAACTCTTTACTAAAAAAATCTCTTTTCAATAATTCTGTTATAACCCCGTCAACAATTTCACTCAAATTATCACATCCCGGCGCTCTCAATTTGCTTACAAACAAAACCTTAACATCTTCGTCCCATTTCGTTAAATATCCGTTTCGGTAAATACGTTCGAGCAATCTTGCTGTAATTGCCTCCCCAATCAATCCGTACTTAGCCGGGATAAATTCAGTTTTCTCATCTTCATAAAAGTCAACGTTATATGGGAAATAACTTATCCCTACTTTTGTCGGACGCGCCATAATAAAGCCTTTGTTAATTTAATTTTACTTGATAATGGACCAATACCGCGCCCCCATCATTCCAAAGAAACGAACCGCGCCCTAAACCGGTGTACAGTTCAAGTTTCCGTTCGCCGTTCTGTATTTCTATGCCGTATTTAATCTTACTTGAGGTCAAGTGATCAACCGCCTGCGTAAATGTCATTTTCTTTTCAACAATTACATTCGCCGAATGGAAAAGAACATCTCTCTTTTTCCTTCTTTCCTCCAAAAGCCCAATAATCCATGCAATCATATTTTTCCTCTTTGGTTTAATCATCCCTTCCATTTCTGTTACGTGCTCTATCTCTATTTCCATAAATACCTCGTAGTTAAATATTAATTAATTCTTGATTTAATCTAATTTGCCCGCCGTATCTTTCTGCTAGTCCCAAAACACAAAGCTTAGAAATAGCATTGTTAAATGATCCGCCGTTATGCTCATATCCCGTCATTTCTCCCAACGCGCCTTTACTAAAACTATGTTCTGAATTTAAAAGCAATATTTCATAAATCTTTTTGCTCGCTGCCGGTAGTTTTTCCAACCAAATGCGAGGGCTATAATCACCAACCCCCGGCTGAACTCCTTTTGATTTTAAATATTCTACTCCACCTTGGTTTAACAAGAATGTATTCGTTCCGTTCTTATCAATTAATCCCTTTGTCCTTAGTTCACTTATCGAATTATTGAATGAACCTCCATTCGGCGCATATCCGGTCATTGCCCCTATTTGTGTTCTACTAAATGAACTATATGGTCTTACTGCAAGGAATTTAAGAACCTCAAAAGCGCATTTACCGAGCTGTATATTTTCTATACCCGGGTTAAGTAAAACTGCTGCTTGACTATTTGGAAGAAATTTTATTTCATAATCATAAGTCTTTCCCCCAATTCTTGGCTTAATTTGTTCTCCACCAAGTGCCGCTACAAATCCAATAGGCTTTATTTCTTCTTCGGTAGGAATATTCACCATTTCAAATTTTTCTATAACTGAATTTGCCCCTTTTATCAGATCAGCAATAATTTTACTAACAGAAGCTTTAAGAGAATTTATTTCTTTGACCGTCTTAATTAAGCTCTGTCTGTTTTCTTCCAAACTGCTATTTTCAGTTTTTAACTTTTCAATTTGTTCTACCTCCTTCGGACTAACGTTTATCGTTTTCGGAGTTCTCTCAATAATTGTTAGTTTAGTTTTTAGATTCGTATTCTCCCTCCTCAGATCATCAATTGTCTTCTGTTCTTTCTCCGCCTCTTCCGGTAGGTCTTTCAATCTTCCCAATAACTCTTTTATTTTGTCCGATGGCTTCGGTACTTCAACTATACGGCTTCCGCTCCTTGGGTGGTTAGTCTTTACCTTCTCTACATGAAATCTCGTCACCTCGTTGCTTATAGCCGGACCAAAAGCAAAAAAATCACCTTCTCCCAATGCGCGAAGACTTAACATATCCTGCTTTGTTGACATACCCAATTCCTCAGCTGCTCGCTTCATATCAACATCTAATCCGGTCCGCCCTATAAACTTGTTCAAAGTTTCGGCCGCTGCGTCTTTGTGAAGTTTGCTTATTCGCTGTGTTGCTAAAATTGCAGAATATCCCCGCTTTCTTCCTCGTGTACAAAGATCAATTACTGGTTTTGCGCTGCTTACATTCCCGTTCTGTGGGCAAAATTGATGCGCTTCATCAATTACGATTAAACAAGGCTTCCAATAATTCTTTGGCAAGTTCACTAAACGGTGAAGGAACCGTTCTACAAAAATAATCCGGTGATGATGCTCTAGTTCCGAAAGATCGATTATCGCCGAAACACTTAACTCCATTAATGATTTTGCCATCTGATCAGCATACTTAATGCTTAACGGATAATCGCCTCCCTCTCCAAAAACTACATAGTCAAACTTCTCGCGCAAGGATGAGAATTCCCCTTCGATATCCAAAATAATTTGCTGCACTTTGCCGTGGGTTTCTTCCAACAGCTTCCTTAATAGGTAGCTTTTCCCTCCTCCGCTGTTCGCCTGCACCAGCGCTCGCGTCTCTATCAATTTTTGAATACTTATCCCTATTCCGATATCAGCTTTCATTTTTTGCCTCATCCATAAACTTTACGGAACTAATAATATCAAACATCATTTCCATTTCCGGGTTTCTCCAGGCTGCGTTCAAATATGTTAGCTGCATTGGTTCTTCGTCTGCATAATGATGTTTATTCTCTTTAATATGCCGCAAGCATGCTTTCTCCGTAAAAAAACAATTATCGTAACTAACTATTTCTTGATATTCCGTTCTTTCAAATCGATCTTGATATTCACTATCACCCATATCCTCATACCCGGCTTCTTCCTTATCGGGGATCTCATCATAAAATTGGCTTTCATCTTTATCAACATATCCGTGCCCGTCCGATTGGCACAAACTCTCTCCATAAACTCTATCAGTCTTTTTTACCTGGAAGAAATAAGGCTTTGCGGTCGCCCTATTATCCTGTGTGTTGATCTCGTTTTGCAAGTTCTTTAAGAACTCATACTGCTTTTCCGTAACCTCAATTAACGGCATACTATTTCTCCTTTGAATTTATTTTAGTTTCTCATATCAATAAAACTTTCCTGTGTCCAATAAACCTTCCACCGGTTCCAGTAATTGCCCGTTGCTTCGCATTCGCTTTCACCCGGTTTCTCTATCTTCGCTATCACTGCTTTTGCAATTAACTTTTTGTTGTAATAAAAGAAAATTGTGTCTCCAACTTTCGCCTTAACTGGCCAAAGAAAAGCCCAAAACTCCCAACTGTCTTCCGGCGGCTCTTCCCAAAAATGCCCGATCACTGCATCTGATACGTTAATTTTCATTGCTGTTCTCTCCAACTTCCTCTTGTGGTAATTTTACATTTGTAAAACATAACACACCTCTTTTCTTTGGCGCTGTCTTGTGTATTAATGCCGGAAGACAAGTACTCTCTATTTCCAAAATAAATCCATCCTCTCCTGGAACAGAGAAGAAAACTTTGGAGTTTTCATTTATGTATCCATTTTCAATGCCAACCTTAACTTGTTCTAATAATCTTGCAACTATCATATTATTTCTCCTTAAAATTTCTTCCCGTGTTTATGTTCCCTTGTTTTGTTGTACTCCATCTTCAGCTTCACATGCGCGTCAATATCAATGTTCAACAGTCCGCAAAGATGAAATAACCTTATAAACGTATCGGAAATTTCATCCTCAAACCGGTCTTTTATGTACGCCTCAAAACCTATCTTGTTAAAATCTTCCGAACTGTTTGCCGCAGTATCGAATTGATATAGCTGAAGTTCCGCCCATCTGTTATGCCTAAGCGCCTCCATTGCTTCGCTGAGTTCTGTAACAATTAACATAAGATCCCGTGGAATAACCAAATCTTTGTTCTCTTCCGTTAAACTGTGGAAACCTTTTGCTTTTGCATTCTCAAAACACTCTTTTGATAATTTATTTAGTAACATTTCCTACTCCTTCGGGAAATTCATTGTGTTCAACTCCGTCCAACAATCGCCCCGCTTTTTTCTTCCCAACTCTTCTTACATTTCTTCCAATTCCGTTTTCACTTGCTATACCCGTATCCATCGAACCATCGAACCAAAGAGTTCTGCCTTTGTGTATATCCGGTTCTGGCACCCATTCTCCCCATTGCTTAAAGAAAAATGAAACGTTTGCCTCTTTACATTGATTACGTAAACTGCGTACCCAATCTGGGTGTAATGGTCTTGCATGTGGCCCGCTTTCTCCTCCGCAAACAACCCAATCAATTTGTCGTGGGAGAATTCCATCACAACTTTTATAATTACCAAACCATACCGGTTGTAGTTCAATTGCTTTTATCATTGGCTCAATGCTTAACCAAATCTTTACCATTGGGAATCTTCCCTTAAGCTTTAACAATTTCGGTATTCGTGTGTCTGCACTTTGTTGATCACTTATCGATGTGCCATACCAAATATTTTTACAGTTAGAAAACATCTCTCCAACTTTAGTGTTATTTAATGTAAGGTTTACCCATTTGGGGTCAATGTGATTCATTGGAAAGGAAAAGAATTCATACATCCGCTCCGGTCTTTTTGTTAAAATTAAAAATGTATGGTTTTCTGCGCGTTGCATTACCATAAATACTTTAAAAATAAGTTCAAACGGAATATCTTTATGGAATAAATCTCCCATAAATTGTACTCCTATCATTTGCGGTTTACGCCATGATAAGGGTTTGGCTAACTCACTATTCTTTATTTCATATTCAAACACTTTTGTATCAAAAGGCAATCGATTCCCTACCCGATTATTCATCCCCTCAGCCCAACAATTACGGCATCCTTCGTCTACGTGTGTGCAGTGATAACCTTGCCCACTCTCACCTTTTATTATGGTTTGTATCGGGTTCCAAGATTTTGTTAAATATTCTATGTTTGTATCTGCTGCCATTATTGCTCCTTTATCTATTCTCTGCTAATATTTCTAAATGGTTATATTTCCATTGCGATACGAAACGATTTTCCTTCAAATCCTCCTTTACCGAAGCGATTAGCTCTTTTTCCCATTCCGTTAAGCCTTTCTTTATTTCCGCTTTCTTCAAATTGTCTTCGATAAATTTCTTTCGTAAATCCATTTTGTCACCGGTTTAGTTAATTCTTTTAAATTCTATTTTCCATACCCAAGGATTTTTCTCCCAGGAGCCTTTTCCGTTTATCTTTTCCCATAGTTCTTGATAATATTCTTTAGCCGCTTCCTCGTCAAGAAAAATATTGTCATGGTTGTAATCTTTGCATAATTCTTTATCAATACCCTCAGCAATGCAATCTACGCCGCTAATGTTATTTAATCTCTCAACCACTATATTAACTATTTCAAGCTGTATCCTTGAAGCTTTGCGAGGCATAAAGATTGACGGTTTCCATTTTGCCTTTGCTCCAACCGGTACAAACAAATCATCAGCTTTATAATAAATTGTACCAAAGAAATCTGTTCCAAATGTTTCCCTTACCCAAAGTTGATCACCAATTTTACCATAAGGGCAATAAACCGAATGTTTCCCAGATGATATTTCGAAATAGTGTTTTGGATTTTCTTCAAGACCACCAATCCCGGCATATTTCCATCTACCTGGATTTTCGTTTATATAATCCAGTTTATTCATTCTTCGCGTCTGCGTTTTTCTTCCCTCCAAAATTGCCTTAACCATTTCATTTGAAAATAATATTGGATGCTCTTTCATATCTTTTCACTCTCTTTCATAATTTCAACAAGATATCCACGATCAATTTTTGCCCAAGCCGCAACCATGCCGATTTTCTTCTTCCGTTCCTTTGTCGGTCTGTGGTATATTCTCGCAAATTCTTCTGCCCATTCTTCAAAATTTTCTTCAAGCGGAAGAAACCCACAGGGGAATAATTTCATTATCGGCAAGATGAGTTGTTTGTTCTGCCCTCTAAAACCTATCGGGAAATTTCTCTTCAACGTCATTACATATAACCACCACCCGCCGAAAAACCAATTACTTGAATTATAAAAAGTAAAAACAAAGCATGGTTTAATTTCAACAACATCTCTTTGTCTAATTGATTCAAGATGCGCTTCTTGTTTTTCCCTTCTTTCCTTATGTACTTCCTCCCATGTTATTGGTTTCCATTTTTCCACAACACCAAAACCTCCATACGCATGTTTGTAAACCGAAGCAACGTTCTTAGCAAGCGGTTTCCAGTTGAATCTTTCTGCCCATGCTGAATAAACTTTGCGCGTCATGGTTATGTTATGGCTATCAGCTAACATTCGTAATTCCTAATTCCTAATTATTTCAAAGTATCCGTCATACAGCTCAATTCGTTGTGGAATTTGCTCAATCAATTCGGGTCGGTGAGTAATAACTATTGTATTGTAAACTCCAGAACGTTTGTGCGCTTCTTCAATTACCTTAAAATAACGCTGTGCATTTTTTAAACTCAATGGTCCATCGCTCTCATCCAAATATCCGGTATCGGCTTTTATTGCTCCCTGTGTTCTCTTGAAATGAGCAATTGCAAGCTGTAGCGCCGTTTCAACTTCAACCTTCTCTCCGCCGCTCTTGTACATGATGTTACAAATACCGTCTTCATCCAAAACTTTTATCTTAAATACTTCTATCTGCTTTTTCTTATCCTTGGTGAAAGCTGTAGTTTCAAAAACTATTCGGAATTTGTTTTCGTAATAGCTCAAAGATTCGTTTGTTAGCCTTGATATTTCAGATCCGGAGATTTCCAACTTAAGAACCGGAATTCCGGTCTTTGACATAGATTCCCGCACGACATTCCACTGCTTTATTTCTTCCTCAACAAATAATCGTTCCCCGTTCTTGCTGTTTATCTGATCTTCTAAAAACTGCTTTCTTACTAACTTTTCATTCAATTCAACAACCTCTATCTGGAGATCGTTTATTTTCTTATCCAATTCTTTAAGTATAATTTCCGCTTCTTCAAGTTCTTCCCTTTTTGTCCGAATAGTCAGTTCGCAATGTATCCTCGCCGGTTTTAGCGTCTCATTAAGTTTTAATTTGTTTGCCGCTAAATCTTTATTCAAATTTTCTTTCTTCTCATCATACTTAGCCGCCGCGCTATTTTTCTTCTCCAAAAAGAAATTTAAGATCGTTCCTTTTTCTTTTTCTAATAGTTGTTTATAGGTAAGTATTTGATTTTCAACATCTTGTAAGTTATTTGTTAGCCTTTCTTGTATATTAACAACTCTTTCTTGCAAAGACTTAATATTATTACGTTTAACCTCATTTATCTGATTGATGCTCTTAATTTCGTTTTCCCATAACTCGGCGTTCTTTTCTGCTTCAGCAAGTTCCTTATCAAGCTCTTCCCAATTAGTTTTAGCAAGTTCCGCTAACTTTCCAGCAACTTCCTTAATTTTTACACGCAATGCGTTCACGTCTTCATTTATCAATGCTATTTGATCGGTAAAATTCTCTTTGATCTCCTTCTCTTTGGCTTTTATCTCTTCATCAGCCTCAGCCAAAAACTCTTCTGTGTTTTCAATTTCCCAAAATATTGCATCGCGCTCTTCTTCCTTACCTACTATTTTAGTATCATAATCATTCTCAACATCTTTTAGCTTGTCCTTGCTTTCCATCGCTCTTGTAAGGAACATACAACCCCGTCCTACAACTTCGCTGCATGGTACTTTATCAATTGTTGAGATTTCTTCCTTTAACCGGTCTAACCCGGTTTTCTTTAATTCCTCTAAAGATGCAATTAACTCATTTACCGTAGTAAGTTGATGATCTTTCTGAGATTTGACTTTATCCGTATTCGCGTAACTTTCGCGCAAAACTTGTAAAAGTTTTTCTTCCCCTTCTTTTCCCTCTTGCAATTTCCCAATTTCTAAAAGATGCTCTTTCTCTTTTGCAAGCAATTCTGCGGCTTCCTCGCTCCGTTTTTTCTTTTCGTCAAGATTTAACGCAATCGTTCCCTGGTTCCCGAGTATCGTCTTACTCCGGGTTATCTTCGTCTCAAAATATATTTTTTGAATTTCATTATTTTTAATTTCTTCTTCATAATCAAAATTCTGCTGAGTGATTCCCGTTTTCTCTTTCTCGGCTTCTTCATTAAGAAAGTTCTTCTTTGTGTCAAGTTCCTTAATGTGTTTATCAAATTCATTCGAAGCGTTGAATGTGTTTATCTCAGCCGTTTTCTGCCCTTCAATTTCCTGAAGTTCAAGTTCTTTTTTCTCGTCAAGGAATTTAACATCTTCCACAAGTTCATTTATCTTTACAGTAATTTCTTCTTGCTGTTCAATTTTAAGATTAAGTTCTGCTATTCGAATATTGCAGTTCTCTATCTCTTCCCTAACCAACTTTATTTTCGCTTCGGTTTCTTTTTTCGTGTTGGTGGTTTCTTCCCGTTCATAAATTTTCTTTTCGATATCCTCTTTTGAAGTATTGCACTCTGTTTTTTCTTCGGTAAGGGTTTTTAGTTCGCGTTCCAAAACTTCTAATTTGTTTTGCTCTTTTTGAAGATATTTTTTTGCATTTTCTTCGCGCGGGCTGTATTCGTTAATACCAAGAATTTCATAAAATAATTTACGCAAGTCTCCTTCTTGTAAAGAAAAAATTCCCTTACTCGCCTGCGCTGCAAAAACAGACGTGAAAAATAATTTTTGTGAACCGAAAAGTTTAGTCACTTCTCTATCGTAACTTCCTTTCAGTCCATCGTTCAAGGCTATCCCATCTTTGTATAAGTAAGCTTCACTTTTACCGGTAAGCGCGTCAATCATTAACTTTGATTCATAAATGTTTTCGTCAAATGAAAATTTTAGTATGCGGTATGAGTTTTTTAATTCGAAGTGTTCTTCTAACGTTCCTGGTTTGCTGGGGAGTTCTCTGTATGGTTGTGAATTGTCAATCAGTGTTGTTTTGCCGAAGCCGTTGTCTCCGGTTATGGCTATTAATCCCGGTCCAAATTGGCTAAAATCAATTTCAATTTCTTCTAAACCTAATTTTTTCCGTATGCCGATGGCACCGCGTAATTTTAAACTTAGTAATCTCATCTTAGAACTCCTTTGAAATAAAAATAGAACGGCAGTTTGCACATTAAGAGATTGAGCTTTAATGCGAGGGAAGTCAAACTGCCGTTGGGAAAAATTTTTATTTTGCTCAATCTGTATCTCAAACTTAAAAAATGTTATTTTATAAAACAATACATGTATTAACTTTTCTGCAAATTATTTTGTAACCATCTTCGCCGTCTCATTAGTTCGGGCATAGTTTCAAGTTCAATGCTTCGTCCACCCAACTTAATCCAATCCTTATGCCCTAATTGCCAATCTACGGAGCCATTGCCGCGATTCTTGGCATAAACCATAGCTAAATCGTTTATCTCTTTCCTAAGTGTCTTTATCTTCTCAAATACCGGTATCTCTGCTTGTGTTGGCTGCTGTACTATACTCTGTGCTATCTGTGCGGCTTTTGCTTTAGGTAAACCAAACATTGTGGAGATCTTATCTGTAAAATTTGTTTTTATTTCCATCGTGCCGGTTACTTCTGCCGAAATTACTTTGAAATCCTTTTGCTCCTTCTCTCTCGGTTCAATTTCCTTCCCGAACAAATCTTTATCACATTTTTCTTTTGCGGTATTCAGCGCATGGTCTCTTTCCTGTTCAATCTCTCTTGCAAATCTTACCAGCTCGTGCCGCTTAGGGATGTACAAATACGCATCCTGACTTTTAAGATGTGCCAATACTCTTATAAACCTTCCCGTAACCTGCCTGAAGAATAATTCGCTCTCTACATTTGTCGCATACACACCAACTCTTAGCCTGGGAATATCAACACCCTCACTTACCATCTTAACGCTTATCAACCATTTATCTTTTCTTCGTTTGTATTCCTTAATATGTTTGCTCGCGTTCTTGTCATCACTAACCGCAATAGTTGTAGATTCTCCGATAAGCTCAAAGATCATCTTCTTAATTCTTGCCGCATGCTCTTGATCGATCGCTAATACTAATCCTCCCGCGTCCGGGTGATTGCTTCGCCTTATCTCATTTAGTTTTTTATCTGCGTCAAGAAAAAATTGCTTCATAAATTCGCCGTTCGGATCTAATGCAGTTCTTAATCTTTCGCTCTCTCTTGCCTGACTGATCTGTTCCTCAAAATTATGCCGGTAAGTCACTCCATCCGTCTGCCATTCCATAATTCCATCGTAAGCTGGAAAGTATATCGCCCGGCAAACATTATCCTCAACTGCTTGCTGATAAGAATAAACATAGTCCGAAACACTAACATCATTTACATATTTTACAAAAGGGATAGGATTGTTGTCTCTCCGGAATGGCGTTCCGCTTAACGCTAATCTAAAAAAAGCATTCTCAAAAGCTGTTCTTAGTGCATCTCCCCAAGTTTTACTTTCTCCCGCATGATGGATTTCGTCAAGAATTACTAAGGTGCTTGTGCTATCCGTAAAGTGTTTATGAATATCCGCGTCCATACCAAGCTGTGCGTAAGTAAGCACAACTCCGTGGTAGTCACTTCCTTCTTTTCCGATACGGTTCTCCACCATCGGGTCAAGATCAATCCCGTAAAGATGCGCGTCTTCCGCCCACTGCTTTTTTAAATGCTCTGTTGGAACTACCGCAACAATTCTTTTTATGTAGTGCATGAAGTAAAGTTTATGTGCAAACCGCAAAGCCGTTCGTGTTTTACCGGATGCCGGTGTTGCAACAAGCAGAGCATCCTGCTCTTTGGCTTTCACTTTTCGTATTACTATTTCGTTGGCGTCCTGCTGCCAATCCCGCAGCGGATGTTCCCAAGGGATTAATGATCTTGGCATTTAGTTATTCCGGAAAATTACTTTTGTACTTTTCGTTAATTTGTTTGATTAATCTTTTGATTTTTGAATCAACCATTGAATGATATTCTTTGGGATAATTTTGTGTATTTAGCAAAAATTCAGATCGTATCATGAAAATAATATCTTTAAGAATCCCTTCTTCCGGGAAATTGCTATCAGTTCCACCAATACTCAATTTTTTACCATACCATTTTTCTCTTGCGTTACTTGCCATTTCAAATGTTATTAGGCAACGTTCTAAATATTCTGCAAGAATAAAATCTGGTGTGTTGCTTGCATTTTCTCGGCTGTGTTGATTAATAATCGTTGCAATATCTTTAACAATATTCTTTTCTCGTCCGCCAACTTCACGACTAACTTGCTGCTCAATTGGACGGTTTTCAATTTCCATAATTAATTCTTTTACCGTTTCTAATCCAACTTTGCTTTCAGTTAGTTCAATAACTGCTTTTAATGCTTTTAATTTTTCTAACATTTTATCTCCTATAATTATTGTTATTTCTTTCTCAATTTTTGCCGTTTACGCTCGATACGTTAAACCGACTTGTGCCTATCATTTCATAAAATTTTCTTTGTAATCTTTGTCCACTAATTTTCTAAAACTATCCTCATCTTTTTGGTTTCTTAGCTTCATTATTGCATCTGTAAATTCCAATCTTTTTCTCCTTGCGGCTTAGTTGGTAGTTAGGCGGAAATTTCCCTAACAGTGATTGTATATTTTGGTTTACCGCCAACTGTAATTTGGCTCTCTGTCCCTGGTTCAAATTTCTGTAATAATACCTGTATAAAATTGCTTGTCATATCTCGTTTTTCTCCGCTCCATTCATTCGGTCTTTTCTTATTCACTCTCCCAAGATAAATACGCTCAGTTAAAGGGGAATAGCCCAATACCGGTAAATTCCGCCTAACTTGCGTTTCCATTTGACCTCGCTTCTCTTCGGTCAAATTTTGGTTTTGTAAAGAATTTTGGACTTCATCACTTTTGTAATATTCGGTAAGTTGGTCTAATACTTCTTTTGAATTGCTTTCCATAAATAACCTCTTTTTAATAAATAATATTTCTTACAATGACGCTCAGCAAATGAAACGCCACGCCGTTATACCTCAATTTCTGCAAATAATATTTCTCCCACTGTTTTCTTTTCGCCTTCAGCAAGGTATCTTATCTCACCTTCGGGAGTGGCCCAACCGTAATCTGTAAGAAGAACTTTTTCACCGTCAAACTCCGGGAACAGCCTGTCACTCATTTCTTCTATTATGTATTCTTCTTCAGAAAGAGGTTCTATCTTTTCATTCCAAAAAGCTGTTTGCAGCAACATCCAAACCAATTTTTTATTATCGGTTTTACTTAAACTCATCCTCGCTTTTACCATTTTTTTAAAATTGGCTCTTTGCTTTAAAGTAAAGTTCATATTTTTAATCCTTTCTCAGCCGAAGGCTGATCCGCCTCTGGCGGATACTTTTTACTTTCAATTATTCTACAACTCTTCCGGCACTTCTACCGGCGGTGTGCCTTGCTCAATCAACTCAATCTTTTCACGATAACTGCGTTTAAGTGTTTTTGCATCGCCGTTTACCTTAAACACTTCATCTCTTCCGGTAATGGTGCAATACTCGGTAAATTCTTCAGCTAAATTTTTTGCCTCCATTATTTTTACGCTGCGGCTTTCTCTCTGCACAGGAACAATATCAGCCTCAAGAATGGCATCCGCTCCAAACCTTGCCTTTAACTCTTCCTTTTTTGCTGTGGTAACTTGATCTTGCAAATCTTCTTCAATCTTATACTTTATCTTTACCTCAGCGTTCTCCGGCACTTCCTGGTTGATCACAAATTCGCCGTTAATGAATTCCGCCGTTACATTCACCATTGGCCGGACAGTCTTAAACTTTATTTTCTCGGATGAAACTGTTACCCCTTCATCCGTCTGATTGAACTTACTAACAATAAAATATTTCTGTTCCGTCTCACCAAAATTGCAATTGTAAAGACTGCTTGTGTAAAACATATCCGGTGCAAACTCCTGCCAATTATGTATGTGCCCAAATGCGTAAACATCTGCCTTAGCTTTTCGCAATGACAGAGGGGAAATGATTATGTCTTGCCCGGTTAAAGGCTGTCCAGTGCTTAATCTGCTTCCTCTTACATTGCCGTGAAAACTAAATGCTTTCGGACACTTGTACCTCTCGTTCGTTATACCGAACATATCCATTAGTCCGTCAAACACTTCTCCAAACTCTTTATTATTATCGTCAATGCTCATATCCCTAACTATCATTCCTTTTGTCGGATAAGGCATAAGGTTTACAATAAATTCCGGCTCTTCTGCGTAAACGGTTTCTTCTTCACTTTCGCGCAAAATATCAACACCAAGTATCTTATCAACATGGTCGTACAACGCAAGCGAAATCGGATATTCGTATGCAAAAATATTTTCTCCTAATCTTGCAAGAAGGCTAATACTTTGAGGGTAATCGTGGTTGTTATTACCTTTATTTATAACAATCGCTTTAACATGTTTGGCTAATTCTTGTAGATACTCAAAGCCATATTCAACACCGCTGTTTTCACCAAAACTTTGTTTTGTTTCCCAAAAATCTCCGCCGTGCACTATGTAATCGACATGATTATTTTTCACATAATCCACTATCTGATCAAGCGATTCACAAGCTTTCCTTTTTCGTTTCGGGTCTTTATCGAGGTGCCAATCGGCGGTAAATAAACCTATAAGTTGATTTTTCATTGTTTGTCCTCGATGGTTAACTTAATATGAACCATTTCTAATGGTTTTATTGGGACAAATAACGCTTGTCTATTCCTAATTGAGAATTTCCCAATAATTGTTTCGAATTCGTTTTTCCCTTCGATTTCTTTGTAAGTGACCCTAATGTGATTTAACCACAAAAGGCTATATAGATTCAAAGGTGTAAGTTTTATTTCGTCTCCATCTTCTGCTGCTGTTACATCGAAGTGTTCACGTTCAAAGATTGGGTCTTTCATTAATAGTTTAATGCAAAATTGCAAAATGCTATCGGCGGTTAAAGAGCAAGTATTAAATTCACCAAGATTTCTTTGAATATCTCCCATGACCTTATCAACCAACGCTAAAACATTTTGCGGATATGATTTTTCCTTTTTAATCAATTTGAACTCCTTTTAAAACATTTCCAATTGCTGTTTATCTTTTTTTGCTTTTTTCGCTCTAACTTTTTTGCCGTTCGCTTTGCCTTCGCACACCGGACCAATTCCCTTTTCTACGCTTTTAGGATTCTTTAATTCTCTATTGCATACCGTGCACTTCATTCCTAATTCCTAATTATGGGAGTTTCCAAAGCATTTCTATAAACTCAATCTGCTTTGCTACGGAGTAAGTATCGATGCTCGTTGCTTTGTTTTTCCGCTCAAACTTTTTCTTTGCAATCAAATCATTAATTACTTTCGTTCTTTCTTCTTGCGGCGAATCTTTGAACTGCTCCGCGTAAAACTTCGCCCGCTCATTCTTATCAACCATTCCGGGAGGGAAAAGTTTTTCGTCCGGGTCTTCAACCTTTCTTTCCGCTGCCTTCGGCTTTTCTTCTATCACTTTTGCATCCTCAATCTTTTCCGCTTTCGGCTTTTCTTCAAACATTGGAGCCGGAGTTGATGTTCTAAATTCATTCTTTACTTTTTCAACTTGCTGCGGATCTGCATACAGCATACCGGCAAGCCCTAATTTCTTTCTAAGATATTCATTCTCCAGCTCGGGATGTTTTGCCAAAATATCCGCAATATCTTCAATTACACAAGGTACAAGGAACGGTTTCTTAAGTTCCTCGGCTGTGTATGTTCCTCGTAATTTTGGTAATGCTTTATTTATCGCTCTGTAAATGGCATTACTTTCAGCAAGTTGTCCCGCTTTTGCCCGGCGCTGGTTAACTGAATTCCAATCAATTTCCCCTTTTGGAAGTTTTACTTTTCCTTTGTCGTCAAGCTTATCTTCTTTGGCTGTAAACTTTTGGATATCTTCGGCGTAGTTGTATTCTCCGCTGATTTCTCCCCGCTTCGTTGATCCGTCAATGTTCCGGTAGGTCCACTGCACATAATGTTTAACATTTGTAATCCTTCCCGCATCATCATAAAATTTTTCGGGATTTCTTCCGCAAGAAATTTGAATACCGGCTGCTACTGCTATTTCATTAAGCTTTGTTAATTTTAGCGCGTAACCCCCTTGAACGTAATATGCATCTCTCTCCTTTATTACATTGATCTTTTCAAAACCAAGTTTCAATTCCGGTTTTACAAAATTCAACATCTCCGGCACCAAGGGGATCATTATTCTTTCAACTTTACGAAGAAAAGTGGAAAGTGAACTGTTATCCTGAACAAGTGGTAAATTATTCTCGTTCGCTTCTGTTTTTGATTTTTCGATTGTTGCTGTATTAGACATGTTCTACCTCTGCGGTTATCGGCACACTTAACTCGCTCATTAGATATGCCTCGTTATTTGATTGTGGATGATTTTTTTTCGATTCTTCCTCAATCTCGTCTAAACGGATTTTGTAAGATTCTCGGTCTTCATCGCTTAAATTTTTGCTGTCCTTCCCGTAGAGATAGTCACGTACTATCTTTCTATCTGCTTCAAGTCTGCGGAGTGTTCTAAGTTTTGTCATTGCACTAGCGCGTAATTTTTGGCACTCCAAACAAGACGTACATTCCTTTACACCCGTTAATCGTAAATCCTCAGCGCCGCAAATCGGTTTATTGCTGCCGTTATTTATGTGAACTTTTTCCATTTGTTTGAACTCCTTTGAATTTAAATTTCTTATTTATCCGCCTGAGGCGGAATTCCTAATTGTTTTCTGTGCCATTTTCCTTACTCTTTCTATAAATGCAACATCCACTATCTGCCGTGGCTGTTCCTCCTTTTTTTTCGTTTTGCCGAACAACCCTAAAACTTCAAAAATATTATATGATGGTCTTTTGCTATCCGGGAAATAACTTGGCTGAATATGTTCCGGTACAAATTTTTCCCGGAATGTATCGCTTTCTTTTAAGCCCATTATTTGCGCAGCTTCCAACTCGGAGACCGCAACGCGATTTCCGCCTTCCAACACCGTTGGCTTTTTCTTACGCTTGTCTTCTTTAACAACTTCCGGCATGGACCAATCCTCTTATATCATTCAATAATGCTTCAATTAAAAAAGTTGATTTCATTTTATCGGTATAAGCTATCAGATCACCAATGCCCATTTTGTTACCGCTCTTATCGCAAGGATTCCACCATGCGCGTAACGCTTGTTCACTTACGCATAATTTGTGTGAAAGTTCTTCCCTCACTTCTTGCGCCGGTAAAAATGGATCGTTCTTTTCTACCCGTTTTTGAAAAGTTAATCCGTCAATCTCATCTTTTAAATTTTTGCAAAATCTTTGCAATACCATTTCAGATTTTGGGGTGTAACGTTCACGCTTGTTCTCAACAAATATTCTGGTAAAACTATTTACCGGAACCCGTCCATTCGGTCTATCTTCCCTCGCTATTGTAGCAAAGGAAATTCCGTGCGGGATCGTATCGAAAATTGATATTAGTCCGCTCATTGTATTGCTCCTTTGATTATTGAACATAGTTAACATATATTTTTATTTATAAATTAACGGTAATGTGCTTATGAATTTGTCTAACTCTTCCTTAGTAGAACAATTCATGAAATTATTGAACAACTCGTCTTTCTTTAACTTCTTGTGGATGATCTCCCATGATCTGGCTTCATGGAATTTATAGCCTAATCCTTCATACCCTTGCGCGTTGGAGATTTTATATGTTATAGCTATCGGTTCTTTCCCGGCTAAGGCATTGCTGTAAGGAATCGATTTCCCTATCTGCAATATTCCCGCGTACTGCAATAGCCGCGTCATCTTGTTAGCTATCGGAGGAATATTCCTATTCCCCAACATTCGCATGGTTAAATACTTTTCGTCCGCGCTTCTGGCATGGATGAAAAAAACTTTTTCACTCTGTGCATTCAAATTGTTTTTTAGCTTTTCAATCTCATTCTGCTGTGAGTTTATTGTATCGGCTGTCTTTGCTTTGAATTCCTCAACATCCGCAACTGTCCGCTTCATTAGTTCGCCCTGTAAACTAAAGGCTAAATCTTTCAGCACGTTCATCGGCAAACTCGCTACATCTAACGCTGGCATTAAAGCCGTGTTCCCGTCGCTCATAACTCATCTTCCTCAATTTGAAATTTCTGTCTCATTGCATAACTCCAATCTGAAATAACCTGGAGGATATGCTTTACTTCATCTTTCACTACTTTGCTCGGAGATTCCGGAAGGTACATTAGTGTAGGAATTTGTAGCATTTCATTCCCGATAAACCCTTTTGTTTTGTCAATCCAACTGAATATTTTTCCCATTTCCTTATACTCTTGCACGGCTTTGCTCTGGCGCTCTTTCAGCTTTTCAACTTCTTTGTGGAGGGATTCAAGTTCATCTTTCTTTTCTTTTACTTCACGTAATCCTTTAAGCTCTGTCTCGGCTTTTGTAAGATCGGCTTTCAACTTCCGCAATTCCTCTTGCTTATTTTCAAGGGCTTTTGTTGAATCTTTATCATCCTTTTTCTTCATCAAATTTTCGATTGTTATATTCTTGCTCGATAGTTGCTCTTCTTTTTCCGCCAAACTTTCTTGCAGCTTTTTATAAGCGCCGTTTATGCTTAACTGGTTTTCATCAAGTGCTTTTATCATTTCCGGGTCGGCGCTCTCCATTACTTTCTTTGCTTTGCGTAAAGTTTCTTTACTACCAAATCCAACTGCCGCCGCTACTTTTGTATTGGTTTCACCTTCCGCAAGTATTTGCGTAAGCTGTGGAATTGCCCCTCCTGTTGAAGTTGCTTGTCTTTCTCTCGCCTTTTCCCGTTCAACCACTTCAAGCCTTCGCGCTAAATCCATTCTTTCCGTAAAAGAAAAGTTCTTCCGGTTTTCATTTTCGCTAATTTCTATCATTAACCTGTGTTCGTAATCGCGAACGGTCAACGTCCTTACTTCCACTTGTTTGTACCCAAGCTGCTTCATTGCCATCATTCTTCTTTCACCGGCAAGCAAAACCTTTTCCGGAGTTACTACCGGCGGATTGATCAAACCATTTACCAGGATATCCTCGGCTAATTCCGAAATATCCCCAAAATCTTTTCTTATCCTATCCTCGCGGATAATTACATCACCAATATTTACAAGCATATTCTCTCTCAGTTTTAGTTTAAGTTCTTAATCATAATCTTATTCTTAATCGTACTCTTTGCGGTTTGGTAATTACGATGGAACCTGTAGAAATTCTCCGGTTTAATCTTCGCCTCAATCACTCTAACAGCAATTAACGGCTCACCCAATAACATTACAGCCTCCAACCGTCTTTCCCCCGCCAAGAGCACGTATTGACCGTTTCTCGATTCAATTACATGTATAGGGTTGCGTAACCCTTCACTTTTAATACTCTCTGCAAGCGCCGGTATATCTCCGTAATCTTTTCTTATTCTTTCAAGAACTACGATGTTACTTGCTACGATGTGCCTAATTATTTCCACGATGAACTCCTTTTTATAAATTAGTTATTGCCTACTGCTAATTGCTGACTGCTATCTGCCGACTTTCTTCCCTGGCATCTATTCCTTCTTGCAAACGGCCAATGCCTAAAACACTTATCCGCATCAGGTTTTCGGTTGATCACATTCTGTTTAATTTTCTTTGTACATCCCGGCTCTGTGCATTGAACAGTAGAGAAAACTCTAAAATCTTGTTTGCTCATAAAACTTCCCTATAATTTTTTTAGTAATAAATTGAATTGCTGCGAACGCAAGGGCAATAAATGGGAATCCGGTATTCTTGATTTTCTTTTTAACAATTATGGTTGATAAACCTCCATCGTTAAGAATGATTGTAGATTCTCCATCTGAAGTTAAAATTGTTGTATTAATGCTCATGCCGTTACCTCATCGGTTAAATATTTTTTATCAAATTTGGGAGTGTTAATAACTTTTTTCCCCGCAGCAAAACCCGCATCGTAATTTTCTTTGGCTATCTTTTGGTTGGCATCTCTTAGAAATTGATTCTCTTCGGTAAGTCTTGCGCATTCTTTGCGTTCGATATTCTTTGATTTTTCTAATCTCTCTATTTCCTTGTCAGACTTAATTAACACATAAGCGCAAGCAGCAAGAATAATTATCATCCCAACAACTACCCCGACTGAAAAAGACGGATAAAATTCCCTAAAAATTTCCATGTTCATTGTTTTCCCTTTGAATTTATTTATCCGCCTCTGGCGGAATTCGTAATTATTAATTCCTAATTAATTGAACTGCTCGAACGCTTCTTGAACTCTGCTCGAATGATAACACTTGCCTTTTTCTATATGTTAAGTTATGTTTCATGTAGTTCTTTGAAATTCTTCTGAAGGTGTATAAGCGTTGATGAATTGTTTAATTCTTGCCATTAGCTTCATGTTGTTCCCGGAAAATGCCATAAAAATATTTTGAGGCGAAGTAAACAACATCTCGGCAAGCTTTGTTTGTACACCCGCTTGATCTTCCTTTGCAAGCAGTTCGTATGCTTTTGCTTTTATTTCTTCTCTCTCTTCAGGAGAAATTACGATTTGGATTTTTCGATAATCCTTTTTAACTTTTATGTCGTTCATTGGTTCTACTTTTTATTTGTTTTTTATTTTGTTTTAACTGCGCTGTAAAGATAAATGATTATAAAGTCATTGTCAAGTATTTTTTTATTTTTATTTAACTTTTGTTTATTTGTTTGATTTTTATGCCAAAAAGAAAAGATTTAATTAGAAAATTATTAAAAGATTCCGGTATCAAGGATGTTCAAATTGCAAAAATGCTTGATATGACCGCCGCAAATTTTAGCTATCATATGGCAAAAGAGGACATTGATCTTGATTTGTTCACCCAAATATTAAAAACCCTTGAAGAAAAAAAGGGTATCAAAATAACAGTTCCACCAACCCAAAGTTATACTGTCCACGATGAAAGTTTCCAAAAACATACTGAGGGTGAAGGGATGCATGGGAACTTTGTCGGTGAGCCAAGAGAATATAACTACAACGGTATCACCAGCACAACTTTAGAAAGGGTCATAAAACCATACGAAGACCTGATCGAAATGCTTAAACTACAATTAGCCGAAAAAGAAAGACGAATAAAAGAGTTGGAGGAAAAATTAACGAACAAAAAAAGAGGTGTACCATGAGAGTGGCAATAATTTTTATAGCAGTGTTTTTTAATGTTGGGTTTGCACAAAATATTGATTCGCTTGAAACAATATCCAATAACTTAAAAACGGAAATCAGAACATTAGAAGATGAACTCGAAACCATAAAAGGGGAGAATACACAATTTACGATTAACGGCAATATTACAGATGTAACTGCTGATGGATCGGCGATAATTTGGGGGAGTGCGATTCCTGTTGATTTAAACACATTAATACCTGGATTTACCAGCAGAGGTTTTATGGTAGTTTTAAACCCAAACAAAGAGAATACTTATCTTGATATGTATGTTAATGGTCGTCATTACTATAAAGGGGAAGAAAAGAGAACGAAATATTTTGGCGACCTACCTTCAAAAACAAAAGATATAATTAATTTGAAAGAGTACAAGATTAAATTACTTACTAACGAAATTACAAGTATAAATAACGACGTTTTCCGCTTAAAGGGGGAAGAAAGTTTACGAAAAGCAGAAAGATTATATACAGAGACGAAATATTCTGAAAGCCTGGTTGAATTGGAAATTGCGAAATATTTTTCAGTTGAAGGGAAAATAGTCAATGGTCTTCTTTATAAAAATTATGTTGAGCTAATTAAAGAATCTCAAGCAGTTAAAAATTATAGCAATGTTTTTACGTTTATAGATACAGCCGTTGAGCTTCCGGGTCTAAGTGAAGAACAATACCAACACCTAAAAACAGTTCATTCCTCTTTATGTATTTACCTTGCCGATTCCTGCTATCAGAACAAACTATTTGATGAATCCATCACTTATTATGATAACGCAGAAAAATATGGTTTTAAATTATCTACTGAAGAAAAAGAAAGAATCGCAAATATCTATTTTAATCAAGCCGAAGAACAATTAAAATTAAAAAATGCCAATAAAGCATCTATGCTGTATCTTGATGCAGTTTATTATGACAAAAAATTATTCAAAGTAATTGATGAACATTTAGACAGCCAAAAAAGATCAAGTTTCCTTTATATAACATTATCAGTTATTCTACCGGGGATGGGTTTGGTTGCTCAAGGTGAAGAAGAAGGGTGGGCTTGTTTTTCAATTTCCACTTCTGCTATAATAGCAGCCATATTATTCCATCAACAAATAATGCAAACACCAAGTTCTTATTTAAATAATCCTGGGGCTGGCAATCCACGGGATGAATCCACTGGATATAGAAATATAAGTTTAGGTGTTTTTGCTATTGCTTATATTTGGGGTATTATTAGCACTGAAAATCATGTAGATGAATACAATAAAAAATATAATTTATCCTTTAACACAAACAACAACAAATTAAATTTTGCAATGAGGATTAACTTTTAACTATTTCTTTATAACCTTTTTAACACATAAAATATTTTAAGAACTAACATTCAAAGGAGTTCAAACATGAAAAAACGCAGATATACGCCGCCCCCTTTCGGCTATCTTTGGGATAAAGATTCTCAATCTTTTATTATAAACAAAAAAGAAAAAGATTGCCTCCTCTTTATTTTTAAACTGCTCGATAAAGGGCAAACACAAAAAGAAATCATTCGGCTGTTGAATGAGCAACCGGAGAAATACCCAACCCGGAAAGGGAAAAGATGGTCTCAAACAACTTTGGGGTTTATGCTAACCACTAAAAGACTTCAGTTCTATTCCGGTTTTGATGAAGACAATAAACCCGGTACATGGAATGCTATTATCACTCCCGAACACGCCGCAAAATTAATTGAGCAACTTGGAACGGAAGAACCAACATCACGTCCGCGTAAAAATGTTTTTCTTGTTTCAAACCTGGATATTGCCTTTTGTGGACATTGTGATTCTACAGCAAAAGCATCCTTTGTTAAACGTAAAGAAACAAAAACTACAGACTATTACTATAACTGTAGCAACAAAGAGCAGCATGGCTTAACCGCTTGCCCTAACAGCAAACTCGTTCGCCAGCATCTTGTAAATGATCTTATCCTGGAGAATGTTACTTCATATAGAATAAACCTTGCGAAAATAAAAGAGTACACAAAAGCCAAAGAAGAAGCAATAGTAATCAGATCAAACCAAATCATCAATAAACTTAAAATTGATTCCGACAAAACACTTGAGGCAATTCATTCCTCTACCTCATTCAATCCGGAATATGTGGAAAAACTTAAATCAATAACAACTGAAGTAGATAACCAACTAAAGATCAAAACAGAAAAATTTGATTTCAGTAAATTCAAGTTCGGAAGATTTGAAAATATGGACATCCATAAACAGCGCGAAGTTTTGAAAAATCTCATCCGGTCCGTTCACATTTTCAAAGATCACATAATCATAAATTATTACTTTGCTGTTACTCCAAGCGGAAATACACAAGTGAGTTTAAATTATGAGAAAAAGTAAACTTCGTTTTGATAAACAAGGCTCCCCTTACATCTATATCCGTTATGATGAAGATGGGAAAAGGGTGGAAAAATCTACCAGCATTCTTAAAGAAAATCGGGACATGGCTTATCAATTCCAAACTATTTTCGATTATGAGCGAATGCAAAAGAACGCTAACCCCGAACACATTGCCCCAAATGCCCCATTACAATCAGCCTTTGATCACTTTTTAAGAAATAACAAACAAAAGAATAAAAAAACTATTTATGAATACAATAACTTTTTCAAGAAACTTGCAAAGGTTTTTCCTCCCGGCTCCGATTGCTCAACACTCACAAAATACACCGTAGAAAATTTTCTTAATGAGGTTAAAGAATGGAAGTATGCGCACAACACAAAGGCAAATATTTGTAAGAACATGAAGAAGTTCCTCAACTTCCTTTTCGAATACAGTTACATTCCAAACGCTTTCCGATTAAATAAAGATGTTATCACTTCCCCGAAGATCTCAACAATTATTATTTTCTCCAGTGAAGATATTTCTAAAATATTTGCAGCTCTCAAAAAGAAAAACACAAACTTTCAAACTATGATGTTAATGTTATTCTACACCGGTCTGCGCCCTACGGATATTTACAAAATAGAAGTGAAAGAAATTGATCTTGCAAAAGAAATTTTTCTCTACTATTCACAAAAAGGAAAGATTGAGAAGATCCGCCCTATCCATTCCATGCTCGTTCCGGTTTTAACAAAAAGAGTTAGCGAAGTAAAACACGGGAGAATAATAAACTACTCCGGCACGGACGAAATGGGAACGGCTTTTAGAAGATTCTTAAAAGATGTTAAACTCATCGGTAAGGGTTATACGCTTCGCACTCCTAGAAAAACATTTGAAACAATTGCATTTGAACAATCTGCGCGAGTAGAAAGCGTTGCGGAATTAGTAGGTCACTCTCCCGAAACGGCTGCGAGACATTACAGGAGAATTAGCACGGACGAGATGCGAAAAGATTTAGAAAAGGTAACATTCTCTGAAAAAGTGGGGCAATAATGGGGCAATGATGAAATAAGCAAATGATTTTAATTTCCTATATTTGTTTATTTTGTAATAAGTTATCCTTTGTGGGCTCTATAGGATTCGAACCTATGACCTTCTGCACGTCAAGCAGACGCTCTAACCAACTGAGCTAAGAACCCAAGATTATAAATCACAATTTCCAAAACTCAAATAACAACTTATCTTATTAACCAATGACTAATCAACAAAAACAAAAAAAGCCAAATGTGAGAAGCCAAAACTTTAGTTACAAAAAATTTGACTTTTGACTTTTGACTTTGGAAACCGACTTTTCATTGCTTTTTGTACCGAGAGCCGGACTCGAACCGGCACGTCCCAACGGGACACAGGATTTTAAGTCCTGTGCGTCTACCAATTCCGCCATCCCGGCAGAAAAGTCATTTTTTAC